GCCTCGGTCGCTCCAGCCAGAGCGCGGCCTTCGTCTACCTTCGCGAGAAGAAGGTCTTCGAGCCCACCACGCTCCACTGGCTGCGCCAGTCGGCCAACTCGGTCTCCGAGCTGGCGAACACCCGCGCTGAGGAGTCGGTGCTGCGTGAGGTCAAGGACCTCAACCAGCGCTTCGACAACTTCGCCGAGTACCTGATCTGGCAGGCCTGCACGGGCACCCTGACCCTCGACTACCCGGACGTTCAGGCGACCGTGGACTACAAGTTCCTCCCGTCGCACAAGGCGTCGGTTGCGGGCTCGTGGGCCACTGCCACCCCGGGAGCAATCGTCGAGGACATCCGCGCCCTCAAGCGGCTGATCACCCGCGACGGTCGGGTCCCGGCTGTCGATGCGTACGCCACGGAGAAGACCATGACGTACATCTTCAACGCCTTCGCCAACACGGGCGCGGCTTCCCCCGGCACTGCCGGTGGCATCCTGCTCTCCGACCGGATGAAGGACCAGTACTACCAGAACGGCATCCTCCCGGGCTTCATGGGCCTGAACTGGAAGCCGCAGGAGGCCGTGTACGACGGCGCAGGCGCTGCCTACACCGCATCCCCGACCATCCCCGCCGCCGAGCAGCGCTTCTTCGCTGACGACGCCCTGCTGATCGGCAACTTCACCGAGAACCGCCCCATCGAACTCTTCATCGGCCCCACCGCCGACGACGAGGCCCCGGACGGCTACACCGGCAAGTTCGCCAAGACGTGGAAGGACAAGGACCCGTCGGCCCGTCAGTACCTGCTGGAGTGGAACCTCCTGCCGGTCATCACGAGGCCGGAACAGTTCGTTTATGTCAGCGATGTTACGCCGGGCTGATCTGGTGATCACAGCTAAAGTGTGCTAAACTCTCCTGCATGGAGAGACGTGCATGGTTGGACTCAGAGGTCGAACTTCTTCGGAAGTCGGCCTCTGAGTCATTTCTGAAGGATCTGGCGACCGAACTGGATCGCCCGGTGAAGATGGTCCGCTGGAAGCTCAATCAGCTGGGTCTGAAGGCCAAGGACGCCCGGACAGGCAACACTGGTCGTCCCGTGTCGATCTGGACTGCTGAGCGGCTGGAGCACCTGAGAAGGCTGGCCCCCACGATGTCAGCAGCCCACATCGCCGTGGGGCTGGGAGTCACCGAGAAGCAGGTGAGGACCGCCCTGTTCGAGCACGGGATCGAGGGTCGAGGTGTTTCGAGAAAGCAGACTCCTGAAGAGGTGAAGGCTCGGACAGCTCCCCTGAAGGGCCGGATCAAGGTGGACCGGAAGGCATCTCGTACCTGCTCCCGCTGTGGGGAAGAGAAGCCGGTCTTCCAGTACCCCAGTGAGTCCACGGTGGAGAGCCTGCTGTGTGAGGAGTGCCGGAAGAAGGCTCGGGCTGAACGTCATGCTGCGCTGACTCCTGAAGAACGTCGGCGGATGAACCTTCAGCAGAGAACCAATCGCCATGGCCTGTCGAGGGAGACCTACACAGCCCTGTTGGAAGCACAGAGTTACTCCTGCGCCGTGTGCCTGACTCCGTTTTCCGAAACCAGATCACCTGCGATTGACCACGACCACAAGCACTGCTCAGGAGTATCGGGGTGCGCCCAGTGCATCAGGGGGCTGGTCTGCACAAGATGCAACACAGCCGTGGGGTGGGCGGAGACCTTCCACGCCTCTCCCGAGTACCTTGAGGCCATCGCTGCCTACCTGTCCAAGGCCGATCTTCTGTAGTGACTACCGGGAGGCAACGATGAACAGGTTCGTGCTGGACCTCGAAGCCTTCCGGGGCGACTCGTTTGACAAAACAATCCGGATCAAGGACAAGGCAACCCGGCAGCCCATCGACCTGTCCGGCTCGACATGGGCAGCACAGGCCCGCAAGGATCCCGACGACGTGGAGCCCATGTTCACCTTCGAGGTGGATACCACCAATGCCGCACAGGGGGAGCTGACCCTGCGACTCACCCCGGAGCAGACAACTGTGGCGGGGCAGGGTCTGTGGGACTTGCAGAGCACCTCCGCCGATCAGCCCCCTCAGGTGCTGACCCGTGGGGGAGGCAAGTTCGGCGTCCGGAAAGACATCACCCGATGACCGAGGAGTTCGTCGAGGTGGTCACCGAAGGTGTCGAGCTGGTGGAGGTCCTCACCGACTCCCCGGAGTTCGTCGAGGTGGTCACCGAGGGCACCGAGTTGGTGGAGGTCCTCACGGGGGCCCCCGATGTGGTCGAGGTGATCGAAGAGGTCACCGAGATCGTGGAGGTACTGGAAGGCTCGCCGGGACCACGGGGTATCCCCGGTCCTCCGGGGCCGATGGGTAACGGGGAAGAGCTTCAACTGCACATCGTGGATGTCACACCACATCCCGCGTACGACGACTACATGGATTTCACCCTTCTTTTCGAGAACAGGCTGGTCTAGGACATGTCACTGGTAACCAACATCGCCAACGCCTTCACCCGGTCAGCGACAGAGTCCAAGGCGCTGCGGACCCTGATCAACGGGAACCTGTCCAGCCTTGCCGGGTTGACCACCACCTACAAGACCGATCTGGTGGGTGCGGTCAACGAGGTGATGGCAGGCATTGGCGGAGCTGGAGCTTCCATCAACGACGCCGCCACGAACGGCGTCAACACGTGGTCGTCCTCCAAGATCTCCTCCGAGGATGCGCTCAAGGCACCCATCGCCAGTCCGACGTTCACTGGTACCGTCGGTGGGATCACCAAGGCCATGGTCGGGCTGGGTTCAGTGGACAACACCACCGACGTGGCCAAGCCGGTCTCCACTGCACAGGCTGCCGCCATCCTTGCCCTCAAGAACGAGATCCTTGGTGGAGCTTCGGCGGCATACGACACCCTCGGTGAGCTGCAAGCCCTGATGGCAGCAGACGACACTGAAGCCACTGGGTTCACCACCGCTCTGGGGCTCCGGGTTGCCGTCACAGCACAGACCTTCACCGCTCCCCAGCAGACCTTCGCCCGCAACAACATCGGCGCGCAGGAAGCCGCCCTGATCGGTGACCCGGCCACCGACTTCGTCGCTGTGTTCGTCGCCGGTCTGGCCTGATGACTCTGGCGTCAGGCATCTCGGCTCTTGCTTCGAGGCTGGCAACCGAGTTCAACGCTCTCCGGAGCCTTGTGGCTGGCAAGGCAGACCTCGCGGCTCTTGACTACCTTCCGCAGTGGGGGACGGACAAAGTCAACTACCTGATGAACCCCGGCTTCGAGGACTACGCCGACCTGTCCGGGTGGAGCCAGTCGGGAGGCTGGGCTCTGGACTCCGTTACTCCCTACATGGGCAACAACTGTGCCATGGTGACGGCCACAGGTGCTGTGAAGACCTTGACCTCGCTGATCAGTATGCCCGTCAAGCAGGGAGACACAGCCAAGGCGTCCATCGCTCTCAGGACAGCCATGGTGGGCACGGGCTACATGACGTTCAACATCGTCACGAACACAGGTGTGCGGATCCCAGCTGTCCAGTCGAACATCAGCATCAACGCTCCCGCCTACGCCATCTACACCGCCATCTATGTGGTTCCGGCTGGGGTCAGCTCGGTCACCCTTGAGGTGATAGTCCCGGCGACGGCGACGTCAGGGACGTGCCGGGTGGATGAGTGTGTCCTGAAGAAGGCTCTGGACATCAATGACTTGGCCGGTGTCACCGCGACCGCCACGGAGCTGAACTACACCTCGGGGGTCACCTCCGCGATCCAGACCCAGCTTGGCACCAAGGCAGTCTCCAACCACAGCCACCTGCTCGCTGTCGGAGCCACCGATGTCACAGCCACCGCTGCCGAGCTGAACAAGCTCGACGGTGTCACCGCCACCACTGCCGAGATGAACTACCTCGACGGCGTGACGAGTGCACTCCAGACCCAGATCAACGCCAAGCAGACAACGCAGTCCTCGTGGACTTCGTTCACCCCGACGTGGACGAACTTGACGTTGGGCAATGGCACCAATCAGGCGACGTACCTGCGGCTGGGTGGCATCTGCTTCGTCAGGTACAACCTCGTGTTCGGCTCCACTACGACCGTGCAGGGCATCTTCTACCCCAGCCTGCCCATCGCTGACACCGACGCTGCCATCTACACCGGTTCGGGCTGGATCTTCAGGAACTCGCCATACACGTGGCAGATGTGCTCGTTCGTGCCCAACTCCTACATCATCAGCGCGGCCAGTGGCCGCGCCACGACCTCCTCCCCGTGGGCGTGGGCTGTCGGTGACATCATCCGAATGACTATCGGCTACAAGGTCGTCTGATCCACTTTCCACCCCAAGGAGCAGCATGAACATCACAGACTACGGAGCCGTCCCCGGTGCCGACATCAGCGCGTCCGCCAATGCCGCCCTGCTCGCAGGAGACGGCTTCGTCCCTGCGGGAGACTGGCTGGTTGATGCCGCGCTGGGAATCAAGCTGGATCAGCCCGGCATGTCGCTGGAGCTGCACCCCAGTGCCCGCCTGCTCGTCATTCCGACCGATCTCGGGGGCTATTCGGTGATCACCATCTCGGAGGCCGACTGCAAGGTCAAGGGAGGGCAGATCATCGGCGACGTCCGGACACACCTTGGCTCGACAGGAGAGTGGGGTCACGGCATCTCCATCCTGACTGGTGGGGATGGCGCAAGGGTTGAGGACGTGAAGGTCCACGAGTGCTGGGGTGATGGCATCTACGTCGGAGGTGGAGTCGATGACGTCGTGCTGACCCGCTGCGACTGCCGCATCAACCGGCGCAACGGAGCCTCCGTCACGGGAGCCTCCGGCGTCAAGTTCGAGGGCGGATGCTACAACTCCAATGGCACCGTCAACGGCACAGCCCCCAAGGGAGGCATCTACTTCGAGCCGAACCCGAACGTGGGCACGGACGTGGTCGAGTTCTCGGTGAACGGTGTCGACTGCAACTACAACGCTGGCGCAGGCATCGGTCTCATCCGGGCCGAAACGCACACCACCCGAGGCAAGGTGTCGAACTCGACCTGCGCAGGCAACGCAGGACCGGGCATCCTCGGAGCAGGCGCTCTTGGATCGATGATGGTGGACCTCACCGGCATGACGTTGAGCTACAACCTGCACGGCGTGCAGGCCGCAGCACTGGGGCTGAACTTCGCCGGGGGACACTTCTACTCCAACTCCCAGAACGGCGTCACGGCAACGGCGAAGGTCAAGCTCAAGGGTGTCACCGTCGACTACAACGGACGCACGGGGGTGGCGTTCGCAGACGGAGCGTCGAACTCGGCACTCATTGGGTCCGAGGTGAGCAACAACGCCACCTCTGCCACAGCCACCTACCCTGAGGTCGACATCGCCGCAGACACCTGTCATGTGGTGGGCTCGGTGGTCTTGCCCGCAACCGGAGGCAACCGGGCGTCGTGGGGAGTAGTGGTCCGCTCGACCGCCTCCAAGGCAAAGCTCAACGCGGTCACGATCACGTCGGGAACCGCTGGCTTCATCTCGGCGCAGACGGACACAGTTCAGACTGCGGTCATCAAGTCTTGACCGAAAGATGAATCCCTACCTTGGGACTCCGGTAAGCTGCTCCCGAGCGGTCGAAGGCCGATCTTCCATAGAGACCCCGGGAGGGCAACAACCATGACTGACACCACGGAACCAGTGGACAACTTCGAGGACCTCCTCGAACTGACACCGGATGACGTAGTAGTCCCCACAGAAGAGCCTCCGAAGGCTCCTGTGAAGGCCCCGGCACGTGCAGCCAAGGCACCGGCCAAGAAGGCTCCCCCTGCCCCGGAGGACCCCGAAGCTGCCCGTATCCGCGAGCTGGAGGCCATGCTTGCTGAACCGATGCCGTCCTTCGACGAGCCCGAGGAAGAACCGGAGGAGCCGGTCGAGCTGACCGAGGCCGAGATCCGGATCAAGGAGCTGGAGGACAGGATGGCCAAGCGCAACGCCATCATCGCCGAGAACGCCCCCACGCGGTACGCCAAGGCCGGGAACGGTGAGAAGGTTCTGATCCACTTCGTGTACGACGGCATGATCGCCTTCGGCCAGAACTGGTACAGGGGTCAGGAGCTGGAGTTCGAGGTCGGCGGCGAGACCTACAAGCGCACGCAGGACCGCAACGGGGCGTCATGGCTCGATCTGGCCAACAACCCCAACGCCCAGATCCTTCGCTGGGGTCACCACTACTTCAGCCCCGGTCCCTTCGTCCCCTTCCCGGGCGAGAAGTTCGATGACGACATGGTCGCTCAGGATGCCCGGCGTGCTCGGGCTGTTCCGCTCGCGAGCATCTGACAGGAAAGGACCTGAGGGATGGCATACAAGACCTACACCCGGGAGCTGATCGCGGCGTTCACAGGCAGGCCCGTAGCCTCGTTTCCTGAAACGTTCATCGCCTCCTCCGCCATTCCTCAGGCCGTCCTGCTCTTCAAGATCGGGACCTGCATCTTCGACCCGGAGCTGCTGACCGCTGACCAGCAGCAGATGGTCGACTTCGCCATCATCTCCATGGCCGACGCCATCCACCTGACGGCTCCGTATCAGTCAGCCAAGGCCTCCCCGTTCAACTCCGAGTCCATCGGCTCCTACTCCTACTCGAAGGTGGCCGCAGCCGCCCAGAAGGGGCTGGAGACCGGGATCATGTGGTTCGACATGGCGGTCGGCCAGCTGTCGGTCTGCGACCGCGCGAGTGGAGATTTCCAGCGTGGTGGCATCGAGATGTTCGAGCACGACGGCACCTTCGTCACCGGACATGTTTCTGGAAACGTGGAGTACCTGTCCCCGGTGGATCGTCGCCTTTCCGCCAACTTTGGCTTCAACCTTGACCCAGCCCCCGGACTCCAGACCCGGGAGCCCTCTCTCTTCGACGCCGACGTGGTTCCTGCGTCATGGATCGAAGATCCGCCCGGCTCCGGCCTCTACACGCAGGGGGTCTGACTCATGGCTACCAATCGCCGCTACGTCACCGTGGATGTCACCGACCCGGTCTTGCCTCCCTCTGTGGTCACAGCCACGGGGCTGGCCAAGCTCACGGACATCCCCGCTCCTGTGGATCCGGTGGACATCTCCCAGCTGGCCCTGAAGTCCGAGCTGCCTGACGTCTCCGCCTTCATCACCGCCGACGACGTCCCGGGTCTCATCGTCCCGTTGCCCGGAGCTATGGCGTTCAAGGGAGGTTGGATTGGTGAGGCCTACGCGGTGGGCTCGGTGGTTGCTTTCATGGAGACCTTGTTCTACTGCAAACTCGCGACAGAACTTCCGGTCATGCTTGCCCCCTACGAAGATACGGATCACTGGGTCAGGCTGTCCTGCGACCCCTTCGTCGCCCCAGCGGACGATGGGCAGATCCTGTTCAGGAACTCCGGCTACCCGGGTGGGTTCCGGTGGGGGAACCTCCCGACTCCAGCGGACCTCACTGGCTACGCCCGCACGACTGACATCCCGGACGTCTCTGCCTTCATCACCACCGATGACCTCCCGGCTCCGGTGGACCTCACTGGCTACGCACACACGACCGACATCCCGACTCCAGTCGACCTCACTCCTTACGTCAAGACCATCGACCTCCCGGCTCCAGTGGACCTGACCACATATGCCCTGAAGACCGAACTTCCTGACGTCACCGGGTTCGCCACCATCGCCGTGGTGGAGGATCTTGCGGCCACGGTTGCCGCCTTGCCCACGACAGGTGGTTCCGGGATAGCTCCGGCACATCTTGGGGATCTGGTTTCCTTCGCTCTCGCTGGCGGAGACACCCATCCGGTTGACATCATCTCGTCCGCCGCATCCTCTGTCATTGACGGGTCGGCAACCAATCAGGCCAGCAACGCCTTCGACGGCGACCCAGCCACCTACTGGCACAGTGCTCTCGACCTGCCCCACTGGATCTCCGGCCACTCTGCTGGAGCCGAGGTGTTGGTGTCATGCTCGATCACCATCTACACCTTCTCAGCAGGCCGCAGCCCCCGGAACTTCAAGATTCAGGGCTCCAACGACGGCTCAACGTGGGTGGACCTCTCGACCCACACAGGGGTCTTGTGGACCATCGGGCAGACCCAGACGTTCACAGTCAATGGGACCCTTGCCTACACCGACTTCCGGATCTACATCACCGCCAGCGACGGTGGCTACCAGACGATGACCACCGTGCTGTTCACGGCGGCATCTGGAGGTCCCGCTGTACTTCCTGTGGGCGCGGAAGGGGAGGTTCTGACTGTCGACCCCACCACGCCTGCCGGGCTGAAGTGGGCAACTCCGGAGATCACTTCTCTGTCGTCCGTCTCCATCCCCACCAGTAGTGCTGATGCGTTGGGCGTGGTGGGCGACATTGCCAGCGATGATGGCTTCATCTACAGCAAGACCTCGACTGGCTGGAAGCGTGCAGCACTCACAGCTTGGTAGGACATTTCACAAAACAAGGAAGGAGTAGCCATGGAGCACCTGTTCAACTCCGCAGTGCGGGTCGAGCGACTCACGCTGACCGTTGAGGACGGCGTCGCCACCATGGCCTACGCGCAGGCGACCGACCCGGATCCTGCACTCAACGACATGCTCCAGTTCCTGCGCTGCCGTCTCGACATGAACTTCATCCGCGAGGGCAAGGACGCGCTCCCCGCCATGGTCGCAGGCAAGGCACCCGACAGGGTGGGTGTGATGCTCACCGGTCCCTACGCGCCCATCAGGGCGGGGGACCGGATCGTGGCCATCCCCAACGAGCACGGAGCGATCCCGGTGTCGGGCACGTTCGAGATCCGCTCCATCCCTGACGAGGTCGTGGCCTTCTCCGACCGGCACCACATCGAGGTCCAGATCATCGAGACCGGTCAGGAGCTGAACGGCGAGAACTGGCCCGCCGAAGAGCCCATTGAGGACTTCGTACCGTGATCAGGATCACGAGCGACTGGTCCGACATCGACAGGGAACTGACCCGGCTGGAGATGATGCCCACAGCCAAGACCAAGATGGGTCTGAAGGCTGTGCTCGACTTCGGGTTCGCAGCGACACAGGCAGCTGTCCACGTGGAGTCCGGAGCCCTGAAGGCATCCGGTAAGGTCAGCACCGGGCACGCCATGGGCATGGCCACGTGGGAGGGTGAGATCTCCTACGGCGATGCCGGTCCTGTCGACTACGCCATCTACGAGAAGCGCCGTGGAGTTCACTGGGCAGGCAAGTCCTCCGCACGCGGCGACCACGACTTTATGAGACCATTGGCTGCCCTGCACCCCATGTGGGTCGAGGCCATGCTGAATGGACTCCGGAAATGACTGATCTCTCACTGGCCACCCGCAACTTCCTCGCTCAGGATCCGGCGCTGCGGGATCTGCTGGGGCGCTCGATGAGCTGGGACACGTGGATCTTCGACGAGAACCCGATCAACGTGAAGGTCGAGAACACGGGCCGGTGCCTGATCGTGATCAACGAGGACGGCACGTGGACCTCCCCCAATGGTCACAACACGATGACCTTCCCCCTGCTGGTCATCGACATCTGGGCCGACCCGACTCGCAACGACGACAAGTCGGTCAAGGTCAACGACGCCAAGACCAAGATCGGAAGCATCCAGAAGGTCCTCGACAAGCACCTGCACCTCACTGACGCGGGCACCTCGCGTGGAATGCCCTTCGTCTGGGGCACTGCCGATCAGGTGGCCTCCAAGACGGGCGTGGTGGTCGCTGGGAGCCTCCGCGTGTCCGGACCCACACTCTCACCCATCCGGGACACTGACGGGGCCTACATGGGCCGTCTTACGTATGGCGTGAACATTCCCTAACGATTCTGAAAACAAGAGAGACCCAAGGAGGTCCAACATGAAGGTGCTTTTGCGATCACCAATCAGCACGTACTCCGGCTACGGCGGGGACGGGATCGGTCTGGCTCAGGCGCTGATGCGCTACGGAGCCGACGTCTACCTGCAAGCCACCTCGGTGGACGCCCCTCTGCCACAGGACGTGGCCAACCTCCTGACCAAGGAGCTGGCGGCTCCGTTCGACCTCTACATCAACCACATCGACCCGGGCCAGCTCCAGTGCCCTGACGAGATTGCCCCTCAGGTGGGGGTCAAGGTCGCGTGGACGATGTGGGAGTACTCGAACCTGCTCAACCTCGCCAAGAGGACCCGTAAGACCCTGCGGGCTCGGATGAAGAACTTCGACGTCTTCGTCGGCTACTCCGACCTCGACCCGGCCTGCATCGAGCCCTACTTCGACGGCCCCGCCTTTGTCCAGCAGGGCGGCTTCGACCCCACCATGTGGCCCTACATGTTCGACCGGGACTGGGACACCAAGGAGTTCTACTTCGCCCAGATCGGAGTCCTCTCCGAGCGGAAGGATCCGTGGCGGACCATTGAGGCGTTCCGGCTCGCGCGCTCGATGGACCCAGAGTTCTGGCGCTGGGCCCGTCTCAGCCTGAAGACCACCGCTCCCGGCCTGCACCACAAGATCGAGGACCTGTACCGGGACATCGACCCGGAGACAGGGGACGAGTTCTCCTCCCTGCGGATCTTCTACGACATCTGGCCCACCGAGCTGGTGCGCGAGTTCTACAAGGTCCAGCACTGCCTGCTCGCACCGTCCCGTGGCGAAGGCAAGAACGTCCCGGCGCTGGAGTTCATGAGCACAGGGGGCCCGGTCATCGCGACCAACTGGTCCGGCCACACCCAGTGGCTCGACCCGGCCTACTCCTACCCGTTGGCCTACACGCTGGAGCCGGTCAGCCCTGATTTTCCAGAAACGTTCAACGCTCGGGCGTCCGTCGAGGATCTCGCCCGGCTGATGCTCCACGTCTTCCAGCACCGCAACGAGGCACAGGAGAAGGGCCAGCTCGCCGCCAAGATCATCCCGCAGGCGCACAGCTGGGATGCCGTGGTCGAGAAGCTGTTCCTGAAGCTCAAGACCAACCTGCCCAAGGAGCAGGGCGAGCGCCTGTGGACCTTGGCCCAGATCGCGAGGAGTGACCATGCCTGATAGGAGAGTCCCTCCCGACCAGCTTCCCCGAAAGAAGGAGAACCCTCAGCTCGACACGAGGATCACCAGAGCGGTCTCCCGGATCGTGGAGCTGCGGTGCCCGACAGGAGCCCGCCGCCTGCTGGCCAAGACCATGGTCGCCGGGGAACACCCCAAGATCGTGGAGGGGAACCTCGTGGAGCTGTCCTGTGACGACTGCAAGAAGACCATGCGGCAGCAGGGCAAGCCAGTGCTGAGGGTCCTCCACAGGTTCAACCTTCTCGGTGAGCTGGTCGAGTCGGAGGCCATCTACTAGGCCGGAAGCCCGGGGCCGATCTTCATGGGTAGGCAAGAATCCGAACCATTCCCTTGCCACTCGTTCTGAAGGAGACCGACCATGGCAGGCTCTACGACTTTCGAGGGATTTTCGATCAGCCACGCCGCCATCTTGGACGGCGCAACTGGTCTCGAAGAGACCTTCGGCGACATCTACGGCATCCGCTCCGGCTCCCTTGAGCTGGATCAGGACAGCTACGACAACACTGGCGACGACACCATCCTGTCCACGTGGTACTGGGCAAATAAAGTCAATGTCACCATTCAGGGCGGATACATCCCGTTCCAGACCCTGAGCCTGATCTCCGGCTCCGTCGTGGCCAGCTCCGGCACGGGCGCGGACCAGACCTTCACTCTCCCCCTGTGGGAAGAGAACACCATGAACACCCAGCCGCGACCGATGGTCGTCCGGGTGCCCTCCAAGGACGCCGAAGGCATCGTGCGCCTGTTGGACTTCGTGCTCTACAAGGTCCAGTTCCAGCCCTTCAGCTTCGACGGCCCGTCCTACAAGGAAGGCCTGCTGCTGAACTACAACGGTTCCGCACTGTTCTCCTCGGTGGACGAGAAGGGTGGGGCAGTCATCGACAGCCGCACCGGCCAGCCGACCAAGCGCATCGGACACCTGCTGAGCCGTCCGCTCTGACGCTAGGCCCTGATTTTCAGAAACAACTAGGAAAGAGAGTCGCATGACGACCGGTAACACTGACATCGACACGCTGGAAGCGGAGTCCACTCCGCTGTCTTTGGAGTCGGGTACCCCCATCAAGGTCGAGCGCCTCAAGACGCGTGGCCTGATGGCTCTGCTGAAGATCCTCACCCGGGGCGCGGCAGAGGTCATTCCCACCTTGAAGTTCAACGCGGAGACCTCCACGGAGGAGTTCGCGGGCCAGCTGGTCGGGGCCATCGTCTTCGCCATCCCGGATGCCGAAGAGGAGACCGTGGAGTTCATCAACCGGATGGTCTCCCCGGCGAACCTCCATGAGGGAGCGAAGCTCACCAAGGCACAGCAGGCGGAGAACGCCCAGCTGGCCGACGAGCTTCGTCTGGAGCTGGCCGACCCGGAGATCGACGACCTCGTCACCATCTTGGAGCAGATCATCAAGGTCGAGGCCCCCCACATCGTGGCTCTGGGAAAACGTCTGGCTCTGCTTCTTCAGGTACAGCGGACGAGCGCAGTCGCGAAGCAGAGCGCATCCTCCAAGGCAAGCTCGAAGGCCTAGATCCTGATGGCCTTCTCGGTGGGTTCTCCGCAGCCTTCGACCTCGTGTCGGCGGAGTACGGCTGGGCCGACAAGGTCATCTGGAACCTTCCCCTGTGCCGCCTCCGGCAGATCACCGCAGCCATCCAGCAGCGGAGGTTCCTCCAGCAGCGCCGGGAGGACGGGCGGTTCTCTTGGCTGGCCCGGAGTCTCGGCAGGTACATCGTCAACGGATACATGTCCGAGGCGAAGGACAAGAAGGAAGCTCTCGAAGAGGTCAGCATGTTGGCCTTCGACGACATCGAGGGCGCGATGCTGGGACTCGTCATCCCAGAGCAGGCAGCCACACCGGCTTCCGGCAAGGCAGCAGACATTGACCCGAACGACGCCATCGCGAGGGCTCTAGCGAAGAACTCCAACGGGTCCTTCGAGAGGCTCCGGGGGATGGTAGGCGGGCTCGACCAGCGCGGAAAGATGATCTAGCAGGAGGAGGTGGGCAATGGCCGAGAACGAGACCCGGGTCGTCTACAAGGCCATTGCCGATTTCTCAGCCCTCTCCCGCGCAGCCCGTCAGGCCAAGCGTGACCTTGCCGAACTCCGGGCCGAAGAGGCTGCACTCAACGCCTCCTCCCTCTCGGGGTCGAAGGGGGCCACCTCTGCGGTGGAGCGCCACGCCAAGGCTGTGGGCAGCGACACCAATGCGATGCACTCCAGCTCTGAGGCACACAGGGACCACAACTCTGCCGTCAAGGAAGGGGCAGCAGCCTCCGGAGCACTGGGAGCTGCCACCTCCAAGACCAACACCGTCCTCAGCTCAGCGAACAACACCATCAAGCAGGCTGCCTCCCACCACGGCAACTTGGCTCGCAACACCAACGCATCGACGAGGGCGCTGATCCCTGCCAACGCCCAGATGTCCAACTTCCAGCGTGGTGTGCAGCGGGCTGTGGGTCCCATCGAGAAGATCAACAACCAGTTCGACAGGCTGGGCAAGTGGCGTCCCAAGCTGACTCCTCCCTTCATCGCCCTGATCCCCCTGATCGCTGGTGTCCTCGCGCTGATCAACCCCCTGATCGCAGGCATCGGTGCGCTGGGCGGCGCAGGTATTGGGCTGGTCTCTGTGCTCGGCCAGATCGGTGGAGCTGCCCTCGGGGTCATCCCTGCTCTCTTCTCCCTGCTGTCCGTGGTGGCAGCCCTGAAGGTGGGGTTCTCCGGTATCGGCGGGGCGTTCAAGGCCTTCGGTGCCGCCAAGAAGGCCAAGACCAAGGCTGCCTCCTCCGGTGGGGCCCCCAAGCAGGCGGAACTGACTCTTCAGGAGAAGATCAACCGGGCTCAGGAGGCCTACCGCCGCTCCATTCAGGACGTGAAGTTCGCACAGGACGACCTGAACGACGCACGGAAGGGCTACATCAAGCGGCTCAAGGACTTGCAGCGTGCGGTCGACGACTCCGCCCTGTCCGCCCTGAGGGCCGCTGCCAACTCCCGGCTGGCCTACGAGGAGTACCAGCGCACGATGGCCGACCCCGGAGCCTCACAGGGTGACCGGATGGCCGCTGAGGCTGCCTACAAGGAGGCTCTGGAGGAAGAGCAGAAGGTCGGCGAGGAGAACAAGAAGAACGCCGAAGACCTCGCCAAGATGAAGAAGGAGGGCATGAAGGCCGACCGTGAGGTCATCATGGCCCAGCGTGCCCTCACCGACGCCATCAACCGGCAGCGTGATGCCCAGATCGACCTGATCAACGCCCGTCGTGGAGGCTCGGGTGCCACCGGAGCTGCGGCCACGGCAGAGAACGCCTACCTCGACGCCCTGAACAAGCTCTCTCCCTCTGCACGGAAGTTCGTTGAGGCGCTGGTCGCCATGGACGGTGCGTGGCAGAAGGTCAAGAAGACCGTGCAGGAGTCCTTCTTCTCCAAGATCGTCGGAGACACCAGCAAGCTCAAGTCGATGCTCCCCACCGTCCAGAGCCTGCTGTCCGACACCGCAGGAGCCCTCGGCGACGTCGCTCACCAGTTCCTCAGCATGATCACCTCCCCCGAGTGGAAGTCCGATCTCGTCCTGCTGGGCAAGGCGAACATCCCGGTCATCAAGAACATCGGGGCCGGGCTGAACACCCTGTGGGGGATCTTCAAGGACCTCGCCGTCATCGCCATGCCGTTCCTGACCGAACTCACCAAGGGGTTCAAGAAGGGCACCGAGAACATCGCGGCCATGGTCAACGAGGCCCGCAAGAGTGGGTCCCTCGGCAAGTGGCTGATGGGGGACAAGGAGAATGGGACCAAGGGTGTCCTCGGGACCCTCCGCCAGTGGTGGGAGATCATCAAGAACATCGGCAAGACCATCTTCAACTACGCCAAGGGTGCCGAAGCCTTCGCCACGTGGATCTCCGACGGGATCCAGAAGGCCACCGAGGGTTGGCTGAAGACCAGTGAGGAAGCGTCCAAGAAGGACTCTCCTTTCCAGAAATGGCTGGAGAACATCAAGCCTCTTCTGTCTGAGATCTCCCGGCTGTTCGGCACCTTCTTCTCGTGGTTCACCAAGGAGTCCGGGGACGTCACCAACATCAAGGTGATGACGGAGATCTTCCGCAAGATCACCGACGACCTCGGTCCCAAGCTGGCCAAACTGCTGGACAGCTTCTCCAAGGCCGAGATCGGGCCGAAGTTCATCGACACCCTCACCAAGCTCATCGACCTGATCGTCGAGCTTGTCAGCAGTGACGCCACTGCCGTCTTCTTCGATGTCCTGAACAGCCTGCTCGACGTCCTCAACATGCTCCTGAAGATGCCTGTCGTCGGAGACATCCTCAAGGGTCTGGCCGTTGGGTTCGCCGCCATCGCCGCCCTGTCCTTCGTGGCCAAGTTCACCGGCATCGAGAACTTCATCGGCTGGCTGCTGAAGCTCCAGAAGGCAGGCTCGCTGGCTGCCATGGTCACCCGGCTCCGGGCAGCCTTCTCAGGCAACTGGGGCATGGCTCTTGGACCCAAGGCTGCCCTGCCGACTACTGTGCCCGGAGGGAAGCTGCCGGGTGGCGGGTACGCCCCCGTGGGCCCGATGCCCATCAAGGGCGGCCAGAAGCTGCCGGGTGGCGGGTACGCCCCCATAGGCCCGAACGTCGCCAAGGGTGGAGCGCTCGGCAAGGCAGGCACGGTCCTCAAGGGTGCTGGTGGTATCGCCGGGATGATCGCCAGCATCGTCGGCAGCCTCGTCGGCGACGCGATCTCCAATGCCGCCCCTGAGGGGGCAGCAGGCGCGTCCCAGAGGACCGGTGGCAACATGCTCTCCGGGGCATCCACAGGCGCAGGCATCGGAGCGCTGATCGGCTCCTTCTTCGCAGGCATCGGTGCGGTTCCGGGTGCGGCCATCGGTGCTGGTGTCGGTGCGACAGCCGCCTACGCGGGTGGGTCCGAAGAGGACCGCGCCCAGATGAACAAGGACATCGCCAAGTGGTTCGAGGACACCGCCAAGGGCATCAGCTCGTGGTGGACCGACACCGTGGTCCCCGAATGGTCCCGAGGCATTGAGCGGATCACAGGATGGTGGAACGACGGGGTCGTGGTCCCCTTCACCACCTCGGCCACCAACATCAGCACGTGGTGGAACGACAGCGTCGTGATCCCCTTCACCACCGCAGCCACCAACATCGCCACGTGGTGGAACGATCAGGTCGTCGTCCCGATGAGCAACCTCTCCGGAACCATCGGCGAGATCTGGGACATGAACACCGCAGGGATCAAGGAGAACTGGGACCTCTACGTCGTCCAGCCCCTCACTGCGTGGGCCACTTCTGTCGGGCAGGGCTGGAACGACAACGTGGTTGTCCCGTTCAATACGTGGATCACCTCCCTCGGCCAGTGGTGGAACGACAACATCGGCGTCCCGTTCATGCTGGGCATCGACGGCATCACTGCCGGATGGACTGCTTTCGTCAACGGCATCACAGCCGGGTGGAACACCAACATCGTGGTTCCCTTCCGGACGGCTGCCAACAACGTCGCCAACTGGTGGAACGCCAGCGTCGTTGGCCCGTTCAGGACCGCAGCGAACAACGTCTCGAACTGGTGGAACGCCAGCGTCGTGACCCCCTTCAGGACCGCAGCGAACAACGTCGCCAACTGGTGGAGTGCCAACGTCGTGACCCCCTTCAGGACTGCCGCCGACAACGTCGGTCGGTGGTGGAGTCAGGCCATCAAGGGCATCTCGGAGTTCAACCCGATCACGGCTTTCAACAACTGGCTGCGGAATCGCTTCGGGCTGGGGGAGCAGGGTAAGCACAACGGTGGAGTGATCGAGCGCGCCGGAGGCGGCGGAGTCCCCGGACGAGGCAACAGTGACACCGTCCCGGCCATGCTCACCCCCGGTGAGTTCGTGGTGCGCAAGGCCATCGTCGACCGGGTCGGGCTGGAGAACTTGGCCAAGCTCAACTCCGGGATCATGTCCTACTCCGCGATGCTCCAGAAGGCCATGTCGGTGCAGGGCAAGCCCAAGGAGTCCACAGGCACCCTCAGCTTCTTCGACGGCGGTGGACTGGTTCCGAGCAACAACTCCGGCCCCACCCTTCCCGGTTTTGGTGGACCGGGCTCCAGCGGCGTATCAGGGCAGGGGGGAAGCGGGCAGGCTCCGAGCAAGCAGATCGTCATCGAGAACCTGAACGTGATCAACCCCAAGGCTGAGACGGTGCCGGAGTCCCTGCACTCCACGGTGCGCAAGCTGAACTACGTCTTCGGAGGGAGGGAACAGTGACCATCGAGCTGACGACAGACGACTACTGGGAGGTCGATGGTGTTCCCCTGAACACCTACGCCTACAACATCTCCTCCTTGGCGGGCCGCTTCTCCACCCCGCCCCTGCGAGGGGACGATCAGGCGCAGGCGTTCCGACCCGGGCGTGCGTTCCGGCCCAAGGTCGCGGACTCCCGCACCGTCCCGCTGGCCATGTGGGTGCAGGGTTCCGACCCGTCACAGGTGAACGCTCCGTCCTCCCCCCAGTTCCTCTCGAACCTGAGGATGCTCCTGAAGCTCTTCTACACGCCCGGGAGGCAGTTCGAGCTGACCCGGCGCTGGACCGACCTCGAAGGCCAGCACGTGGTCAAGGCCAAGGGACAGGTGCTGGGAGCCATCGACCCCTCGTTTCAGGGTTCCATGCACTCCGCGATGGTCATCGACGTCTTCTTGGCCGACCCGTTCTACTACGGGGTCGGCGTCGGCGCAGAGGTGGCATCCTCCACAGATCCGGTGCACACCTTCTTCTCCCTCGACGTGCCCGGTGATGAGTTCAGCCCCGAGAAGTTCCGGGTGACCTTCCACGGCCCCAGCACCACCCCTGTCCTGAAGAACCTGACCACCGGCACCCAGCTCACCTTCAACGCCACGCTGGCGGAGGATGACGCTGAGCTGAACATCGGAGCCAACCGGGCCGTCATGGCAGGCAAGCTCTACAACTCCTCCGTGCAGAGCACTGGGCCCTTGTGGTGGATGGATCTCGCCCTCGGGGTCAACCAGTTCGAGTTCACGGCTGCCTCCGGTGGCGGGTTGACCATCCTCTACCAGCCTGCCTACATCTGATGGCCACAGCATTCGCCATCCCAGCTCTGAACCGGCTGGCGTGGCATCTCGACAGCCGGATCGTCAAGATCGGTGTGGGGTACAAGACCACGTGGGACAACTTCACGACCACCGAGAAGGGCAACCTCAACAAGGAGGTCTCGGGCTCCTACTACGCCCCGGTCGTGGCCAACGGGTACATCTACGTGATCGCCCCCTTCAACACCTTCACCGGCTACCTGCTGGAGGTCTCCTCGGGTCCTGCTCCCAAGATTCAGGTGACCACGGTCGCGACCCCCGTGCACGCCTCCGAGTGGAAGACCATCGAGGACGCCGCCACGCTTCAGGACGCCACCACATACCGGACCCCCCACGTGCTGGCCACCGCCCAGACCAACGTCACCGGCATCCGGTTCAAGTTCTCCACGGCTGCCCACGTCAAGGCCCTCCACCTGTATGGGGAGCTGGAGCGCGACCTCCAGATCCAGAACCTCGGAGGCACTGCACATCCCACCCCCGCTTCGGTCTCCTTCGGTATGACCGCCCCGCAGAGCGGCAAGCCACTCAGCTTCCGGGTCTACAACCGCACCGACGCCAACCGGACCATCCAGATCTCCCTGATCGACAGCACCCCGGTCACCTCCGGGCAGGAACTGTCCGACCAGCTCTGGTGGTCCACCGACGGTCGGCGCTACGAGAGGTACGCCACCCAGTTCTCGGTGGGCGTGACCTTCAAGACCTTGGGCGATCCGATCTACCTGCGACGCTACGTGCTGAGCAGCCACCAGAACGACACCCCATGGACCTTGATTCTGAAAATAGCGTCTGACGACTTCGCCGACTTCGTCTACGTCTACATGGACGACGTGGTCGAGGATGCGACCCGCAACACCCCTGTGCTGTACCACCTCGACTCCCGGACGCTGGTCCCCAACGCGGACACCTACACGCTGATCACCAATGTCTACACCTCCGACGTCCGGCTCATCGTGACGCAGGCACCCAAGGAGGCCTACCTCATTTCCTCGGTCGATGGCCCCACGCTCGTCGCGGCGGTCGCCGACCCCCGGGTCATCGACCCCCTCATCAACCGCTACGACGTGGCCCACTACGTGACGACGTTCACGGTCAACACCAACCACTGGCTGGCAGGCTGGGAGCGGAAGCTGCTCGGGCCCAGCGTGCTCGTCATGATCGGCTCCGTCACCGATCCGGTCGATGGAGCCATCACCTACCAGAGCAACGGCCTGTCGGTCACGCTGGCTCAGGCTGTCGTGGAACAGCCCCCTGTGGGCACCGCACTGCGTCTGGTGGCCGTAACCCACGACGGTGAGATCCTGTCGGCATCCGTCCCCTACATCTCGCTCAGTGCCACAGGTGAGCTGAGCGACGTGGGCGCAGGCAAGCTGATCCTCAACTTCGACGCCCCCTACTGGAAGGAGGACGTCGAGACGGACCTGACCCCCGAGTTCGTGGCCACCCGGGAGTTCATCTGGGAGGCATGGGAGGGTGGCTACCTCCGCATGGCGTGGCTCAACACCGTCAGCGTCGACAAGCCGATCTCCACAGACCTGTCCCGCATCGTCACGATCTCCGGCCCCGGGCTCGCCCACGCACTCACGTGGAGCATGGTCCTGCCTCCGTCCTACCCGGAGTCCACCTCGCCCTACTGGAGCTTCGTACAGGCCCGTCTGTGGCAGTGGCTGACCATCTGGGCGTCCTGTGTCCAGCGAACCCCTGAGACCTCCCTCCAGCGCCAGCTGCTGCCCCTGTTCACCCGCTACTACGACGCGGCAGGCAACTACTGGCTGGATGAGGGCTTCGAGCTTCAGCAGGAGAACGGCGTCAACATGCTGGAGCTGTTGATGTCCCACTGCGCGGCCACCAAGTGCGACTTCATCGTCCGCCCCGACCGCAAGATCGACGTGCGGTACAGCCGGGCAGCCACCAACGAGACTGGACTCTTTTTTGGAAAGGACTTGACCGAGGTCATCTTCTACCCGACCTTGACCCAGCTCCAAGAGATCTCCTACGACCGCTCCGACATCGGCAACTTCGTGGTGGCCCGGGACGACTACGGGGTCATGTCCACCAAGTTCGACGGGGACTCGATCATCAAGCACGGGATGCGGGAGCGCTACGTCGCAGCAGGTAGGGCTGGGACGGCTTCCAGCAGGGACACACAGGCTCAGGAGCAGCTCACGTGGTACTCCGACCAGCTGGTCGCGTGGACCCTCTCAGTGGCCCCCTACTACCTCACCGACGACGATGTGCCCTACAACCGGGTGTTCGTCGACTACGAGGTAGGCGACTGGATCTACGTCAAGGTGTCCGGCACGGACACCCCGGTCAGCTTGCAGATCAATGCGATCACGGTCCAGCAGGGTTCAGACGGCAACTACGAGGTGGAGCTGACCCTTGAGACGCTCGTCTCACTGGTGCGCCGCAAGACCCAGAAGATCTCCAGCACGGCTGGCTCCTCCAGCTCCTCCGGCTCCATTGGCAACCTGCTACCCAACGAGGAGATCTTCCTCATGGACGACCCGGTCACCGAGGTCGGCGTGAAGTACAAGCCGTGGCCCATGTCGGAGGCGGTGACCCTCGGGATGCACAAGTACATGGAGATCGACGGCGCAGGCACCCTCGGGGTGCGCCAGTTCACCCGGTTCTTGCAGCGGGGTGTGGACTGGAAGAGGGAAGGCTGGACCGTGAAGATCCTCGATCCCACGGTGTTCGATGAAGCGGTCGCTGTGGTGGACCCTGAAGACGAGGCGGACGCGTAATGCCCCTGTCCAAGAAATACTGGCTCTCCGTGCGGTACATGCATCAAGGGGAGGAGCAGTTCTCCCAGCCCGACTTCTCGTGGGACCCCGGCAACTTCGACGCCGACTGGAACCAGAACTGGTCAGGTGGGTACGCGACGGCCTGCGCGAACTATGGGGACGTGGGGGACACCTTCCTCCCGCCTGCCGGTGAAGGCTTCTACCCGGGGGAGTCCCGCACCCTGTTCGACGCCTCGACGTACGTGGGGGACATCAATAGCGCCGACGGCAACAACTACCTGTCCTTGGTGAGTGGTGAGGACCTGTGGTGCGCCGCACAGGCGAAGTACTACAAGCTCTTCAGCACCTCTCCTGTCATGGACCGCAGCCACTGGCTGTTCCGGGTCCGGGGTGTCGGGACGCTGTCGTTCGGCGTCGGGGTGGACACCCTGTGGACGTGGACCGGGACTGGTGCTGACATCACGCTGACCCCCGCAGGTACCCGGGTGATCAACTCCCCCGACGCATGGATCGACGTCTGTGTGGCCGTTCCGGTGGCTCAGCTGACCCATCTGGCCATGATGGCTTCCCCGTTCATCGCCCGGGTCGAGGTCACCGACGGCTCCATCGACATCGACTATGTGGACTGGCGTGCAGCCAGCTCCTGCGGATACTGCATCGACACCGGCAACGTCGTCCCCACCGCTCCCGCCGCCTTCGGTGGGACGATTGTCGTGACCACCGGCAGGCAGGAGAACGATGGTGTGGTCATTGCCATGCCGCCGCAGACGGAGGTCACCGAACCCGACTGGCATGGCTGGCCTGACGCGAAGGAGGTCGCCGAACCGGCGACCATTGCCATCGTGGACACTCTTCAGGGTGGAGGGCAGATCCTCACCTACGCCGCAGGGGATCCCCTCAACACCCCCGTCAACCTCAGTGACGATACCGGTCTGACCTACAAGGCCCTTCCTGATTCCCCTCATGGTGTAGGACCGTCGGTCGTGGCATCAGTGGAAGTCCCCAGATGGGATCACCGGAACTACTTCTACTTCAACGACGGCACCACCCAGTCGGAGTACAAGGCAGCGTGGGGGTTTGGCCAGCTCAGGAACCCACCTGAAGGTCTTGACGGACCTGTGCTCACGTCTTCCTACGCCCGGCTGACGGTGGCCACTGTGGATTTCGACGAGTCCACCATTGAGCTTCCCACCCAGTTGACCCCGGAAGAGTTCGCCTCCGTAGGTCTGATCGAAGGCATCCACTACAGCTCCACACAGGTGACCTTCAGCGAAGGGGTCGACTCCATCTTCCAGTCCTACCTGCTGGATCCCCACTACCTCGACTTCAACAACACTCCAGCGCCGTCAGCCACATGGAACTTTCATGACTGGTCCTACAGTGATGAGGGTCTGCCCGGTCATGAGCCTGTCACCCTCCATCTGGAGTACTCACCCCTCTGGACCCTCGGAGGCACCCTGCCGGGTGCGGGCTTTGGTGGGGTGCTGTCCACCGTGACCTTCACCGACCCCCTCAACTCTCCGGCCACAGGGGACCTCTCGGACACCCACAACCCCGAGCAGGCATTGACGTGGGCTGATGAAATCCCCTTCGACCACGTGGCGTTCTTCGTCTACAGCGACACCAAGACCGGAGGAGCGCGGGCGGTCATGCACCTTGCCACCCGGATCGTGCCCCCGCCTGTGTCGTGGTACCAGCTGGAATGGATGTTCCTCGGAGCCGTCACCACTGAGGCTGGCCCTGTGATCAACGAGGGCCCCGGCTGACTGGGTGTCCTGAGCTTCGACACGCCGAGGGTGACCTACGACGCTAGGTAGTAGGTTTCTTGATACAATCCCTTCCGTGCCAGAGTCCTTGCTCGAACGCCTTCGCCCCGTGTGGGCTGCTGCTGTTTCAGCTTTCCTCTCGGACCCCTCGTACGCCATTGAGATGGCCACAGCCGGGAGTGCACAGCAGGTATCAGCGGAGGCCAGAGCTGAAGAGTTGGAGTTCAGCGGCGTATAAGGGGTTAGGAGGATCACCCCTTGCCACTGAACTTTGACGTCCGCAACTTCACCGATGCTCGCCGTGAGCAGCTCGCGTGGAGGATCCACCAGTCCGCGAACTGGAAGCTCCCACCCCTGAAGGTGTGGAACTACGACCTGTGCCGCATCCACGCACGTGGGTGGGTCGAGGAGATCCGCGACACCGACGGCGAGGTCAAGACCCACACCGTCTACGACCGGCCCAAGCCCGGCTGCCGGGACTGTGGGATCCACTTCCGCAGGCACCAGCACATCGGTGTGGCGTGGCTCTATTTCAAGAAACATGCACTGCTGGCGGACACCATGGGCCCTCAGCCGCTGAATGCCAGCGTGCTCACTCCTACCGGTTACGAACGCCTGCGTGACCTGAGCGCAGGTGACAAGGTTGTCGACCCCACCACCGGAGGCTGGACCACTGTCGAGGAGATCATTCCTCAGGGCGTCCGACCCGTGTATGAGATCACCTTCACCGACGGGTCCGTGACGGAGGCTGCCGACACCCACCTGTGGCAGGTCACCACTCCTGATCGCAAGCATCACGGGCGTTCTCCGCTGGTCAAGACCACGCAGGAACTTCTCGACGCTGGGCTCGACTACTCCAACGGCAACCACCGCTGGTACATCCCTCTGACTGTGCCGGTCGAGTTGACGGGAGGGGAACCACTGGAGCTGGATCCATACACAGTTGGCGTCCTGCTCGGGGATGGCTACGACGGTGGCTCGATCATGCTTAGCACCGACAAGGAGATCGTCGAGAACCTCACGCTTCCTGATGGAGTCACGCCGATACTGGTCAGCGCCAAGGGAGTTGAGTACAGCGCGGACTTCCGGCTTCGTGGTCTGAAGCCTCTTCTCAGCAATCGGCTGACCTTGTCCTCCGCCGAATCCAAGCGGGTGCCTTGGGAGTATCTACTCACCTCAGCAGCCAACCGCATCGCCCTCATGCAGGGACTGCTGGACACCGATGGCGCGGCTTATGGGGAGTCGACCGTCGAGTGGGGAACCGTCTCTCCCGGGCTGGCCGACGACATGGCCTTCTTGGTCAACTCGCTGGGTGGAACCTTCAGCCGGACTGAGAAGATCCCGACGTTCACCTACAAGGGTGAGGTCCGGACGGGTCAGCTGTTCCATCGCTTCCACATTGCTCTGCCGTCCACGATCAACCCCTTCCGGTTGGCCCGGAAGGCAGCACGCCACACCCCGGCAACCAAGTACGAGCCCACCCGGGGCATCGTCTCCATCACGCCTCAGGGAGAGCAGGAGGTCCGTTGCATCAGGGTCGCTTCCGAGAGTCACCTCTACATCACCGACGATTTCATCGTGACCCACAACAGTGGTAAGACCACCGAGGCTGGCGGACTGATCGCCATGCTGGTGGAGACAGGTGAGCTGTCCCTCTTCCGTGACCGCTCCGACGCCCACGGCGGCAAGGGCAGGGTCATCATCGTCCCCCGCTCCCCGGCCCTCCACCAGTGGCGCACCGAGCTGCTCCGGATGATGCCCAGCCTGAACGTCCTCGTCTCCGAGGGCACTCGCAAGCAGCGCACCCAGTTCTACCTCCAGCCGTGGCAGGTGCTCCTGATCGGGCCGGAGATGCTCCGCAACGACTACCAGCTGCTGGAGAACTTCGACCTGTCCCTCTTCCTCACCGACGACATCGACGCCCTCCGCAACCCCACCACCGAGACCTCCTACGTGCTGGACCGGATGGGGGCCCGGGGCATCGAGGGCCTGCGTCCCGGCACCGACCGCTACGTCATCATGACCGGCACCCCCCTCCAGAAGCGCCTGCCCGAGCTGCACGCCGTGCTGGACGGCCTCGGGGGTAGCCGGGTGCTCGGCAGCATGGACTCCTTCATCCACCGCCACGTGCGCAAGGCCACCATCACCGAGTACGACCGGAAGTCAGGCAAGGACGTACGCAAGGAGGTCGTGGTCGGCTATCGGGATCTCGGCACGGTCAAGGCCCGGATCGCCCCGCTCGTGCTCCGCCGCACCGCCGCCGACCTCGACGACGTCGACCTGCCCACGATCATTCCCAACGACGTCATGCTCGACCTCTACCCGGCACAGCGGGCCAAGTACACCGAGCTGCGCAAGGGCGTGCTGAAGATCATCCGCGAGGAGGGCACGCAGGTGAAGCGCCCCAACGCGCTGGCCAAGCTCCACTACGGTGCGGCCATCTGTGCAGGGCTCGCAGCACTCGGGGAAGAGGACGGCCCCGGGACCAGCGTCAAGCTCGACTGGGTGGTCAATCAGCTCACCGAGGGAGGGCTCAGTGAGGACGGGGAGAAGGTCGTCATCTTCGCCAACCTGAAGAACACCGTCAGGGCCCTCCAGCTGCGGCTGCGTGAGGAGGGTATGGGCTTCGTGACCGTCTGGGGGCAGGAGGCGGACAAGACCAAGCGCGCGGCATCACAGGAGCGTTTCTGGACCGACCCGAGGTGCAAGGTGCTGATCGGCACCAAGGCCATCGAGCAGTCCCTGAACCTTCAGGTCTCCCGCCACCTCGTCAACATCGACACGATTCTCAACCCAAGCCGGATGGAGCAGCTTGCTGGCCGCATCCGGCGTGATGGTTCTGCGTTCCAGCATGTCTATGTGCACAACCTCCTGACGGTGAATACTCAGGAGGAGAAGTACATGCCATTGCTGGAGCGCGAGGCTGCTCTGGCAGCACACATCTGGGATGAGAGTTCTGAGCTGTTCAACGCACTCTCCCCCCTCGCCCTTCTACAGTTGATCGGTGGCTGAACCCCATGTCCATAGACACCCCCCTCACCCCGGCCCAGCAGGACTTGGTGGAGACACACGTGGGCCTTGCCCAGAGCATCGCCATGTCTTTCTGGAAACGAGTCGCATCGGAAGTGGATCGTGACGACATCGTCGCCATCGCCTATCAGGGACTGGTGACCGCAGCTCAGAGGTACAAGCCCGACGTCGTCCCCGAGAACAATCCGGACATCGAGCTTCCCCCCGTCTCCCTCACCTTCGGCCAGTACGCCAAGCGCCGGATTGGGGGAGCCATTCAGGACTGGATGCGCCAGCTGGACCACGTCCCACGCAGGCAGCGCACCATCTACAAGGACATTCAGGAGCAGGCCCCCGGCAGAAGCGCGGAGGAGACCGCTGAGGTTCTCGGGATCGACGTCGCCCGGGTCCGTGCCATCGTCCACGCTGTGGAGTGTCCCCCCGTGTCGCTGGATGACCTCACAGGAGACGCTGACCGAGGCAGCACGGCCCCGGCAGCTCAGGGTGGTACGGAAGGGTCGGTCGCCGCCCACATGCTTCAGGAGGCCGCTGTAGAGGTTGTCAACGGCATGGCGTCCTTCGAGAAGTCGGTCATCGTCCTGCGGTACTACATGGGCCACAGCTTCCCCCAGATCGCCGCAGAGCTGGGCTCCAGCGTGTCGAGGGTCAAGGTCGTCCACCAAGAGCAGATCCTGCTCATCCACACCGCCATGGTTCAGGCAGCGAAGTCCTGACCGAGGTGCGTTTCGGCCCTTCTCGGGCGTAGCAATAAGTGAAGCAAGAAGGAGTCCCATGACCAGTCCCCTGTTCGGCCTGTCCCCTGATGAGGCCGTCATCCAGATGCACACCCTGCACACAGCCATGAAGGCTGACCCCAACCGGAAGCAGCTGACCGGCATGACTCCCGACGATGCCTTCGACCTCGGGTACGGCGCTTGCCTGCTCGACTACTCCACACTGACCGGGCCAGCGCCCGAGGAGAACTGACGTGAGCATCCCCAAGCCCTTCTCCCGGCCCTCCGTGGAGATCAACCACACCGGCAGGCGCTGGGTGCAGACCAAGGCCCGCTTCCTGTCTGTCGACGACATTGTGCAGGACAAGGGACTGGTCGTGCTCGCAAAGAAGGTCGGCCCGCTGTACCGGATTGAGTTCTCCTCCGGAGAGATCATGCTGGGCACCACCGACGAACCCATGCGCGCCTTCACGCTCGGAGAGTCCGTTGGCATCTGCGAGTGAACACTCCCAGATCGTCCTCTCGGCCATCTTGGCTGGGAGGCGCGACCTGCTGGAGAAGGCTGTCCAGCACCTGACTCCCCTGCACTTCCCGGAGAAGGTCCACGCCGACCTCTTCACCATGCTCCAGCGGTTCTCCGACTACACCGGGGGCGCGGTCATGCCCCTGAAGTACCTCGACGACAACCTGCGTGGGCGTGTGGAGCCCGGCAAGGCCCAGCTGTTCATCGAGACCTACCAGCTGCTCGCGGAGACCACCACTGAAGATTCTGAGTTCGCGTGGTCGGTCCAGCAGCTGCGTGAGCAGGCTGCCGACAAGACGACCGGCGAGGCTCTGGCCGAGGCCATGGAGATCCTGCGCAGGGGCAAGACCATCGACAACCAGACCTATCAGGGCCACCACGATGCTCGTGCACGTCTCCTTGAGGCGTTTCAGGAAATAGATCGTGAGCTTGTCCGGCAGGACGCCCCCGAGGGTGACCTCGCCGACGAGGCCATGGAGATGAAGAACGACTACACCGACCGGAAGAACGCCCGGCTCAAGGGAGTCTCCACTGGCATCGGGTTCGGCATCGAAGAGTTGGACCGCAAGATCGGTGGGCTCCAGCCGGGAGAGCTGACACTGCTCGCGGGCTACTCCAGCGACGGCAAGTCCTCCCTGTGCGTCCAGCTGGCATGGAGTGCTGCCGTGGAGCAGGGACAGAACGTGGTCTTCCTGACCACCGAGACCTTGCGTCCCCAGATCCGTCGCAAGCTCATCGCCCGCCACTCCAAGCTGCCGATCTTCGAGACACCCGAGGGCCTTAACACCCGGGACTTGAAGGCGGGCACCTTACCTGAGGAGCAGGAGGTCATCCTGCCCCGGGTGATCGACGACCTCGCCAAGAACCCGGCCTACGGCAAGATCTACATCGCTCAGGTCCCCCGTGCGGCAGGCATCGCCAGCATCGAGCAGAGGCTGCTGCGGATCCAGCGGAAGTTCAACATCAAGCTGGTGATCGCTGACTACCTCGCGCTGCTGATCGCCGAGCGCCGCAGGCTCACAGCCCGGGAGGAGTACGCCGAGGTGCTGAAGAACGCCAAGCTCCTCTCGGTCGCCTTCGACAACGGGCGGGGAGTGGCCTTCGTATCCCCGTGGCAGGTCTCCAGAGCTGCTAGGGAGGCCGCAGAGAACCTCGGGCAGTACACGTCCGCCGCGCTGTCTGAAACGGCGGAGGCGACCAACTCCTCCGACGTGATCATCAGCCTGCTGGCCCCCTCGGACAACAGCGACCGGCACGCCGACGTCGTCTTCCAGATCCTGAAGAACCGGGACGGCGAGACGGCCAACGGCATGATCGTCGAGGTCGACTACGCCACCTGTCACTTCCGCAGCAAGCGGATGATGGGGGCAATCAACGGGGGAGGTCTCTCCTACTCCACCGACGGCACCATGGAAAGCCTGATCGCCTGAGCAGGTCCACACGTCTTTCACGAAACAAGGAGATCCAATGCAGCAGTACCTCGACCTGCTCGACCACATCATGACCACCGGAGTGGATCGTGGCGACAGGACCGGCACCGGTACCCGTGGGGTGTTCGGCTACCAGATGCGCTTCGACCTCGCCGACGGCTTCCCCCTGCTGACCACCAAGAAGCTCTTCACCAAGGGCATCATCGCCGAGCTGCTGTGGTTCCTGCGGGGTGAGACCAACGTCCGCAGCCTTCAGGCCGACGGCGTCCACATCTGGGACCAGTGGGCTGACGTCGATGGTGACCTCGGTCCTGTGTACGGCTCCCAGTGGCGCTCGTGGCCCAACGGCAAGGGTGGCACCATCGACCAGATCGCTCAGGTGATCGACGGGCTGAGGACCAACCCCAATGGTCGCCGCCACATCGTCACGGCGTGGAACCCCGCTGAGGTCCCGGACATGGCCCTGCCGCCGTGCCACCTGCTGTTCCAGTTCTTCGTGGCCAACAACAAGCTCTCCTGCCAGATGTACCAGCGCTCCGCCGACACCTTCCTCGGGGTTCCGTTCAACATCGCCAGCTACGCCCTGCTCACCCACATGGTGGCCCAGTGCGTTGGGCTGGAGGTCGGGGAGTTCATCCACGTGCTGGGGGACACCCACATCTACTCCAACCACTTCGAGCAGGTGAAGCTCCAGCTGTCCCGGACCCCGAGGAAGCTGCCGATCCTCCACCTCAACCCCAACGTCCGGGAGATCGGCAAGTTCACCCTCGCCGACATCGAGATCCTCGACTATGACCCCGAGCCGGGGATCAAGGCCCCAATCGCGGTCTGAGGTTCCTGAGGCGTATCAACAGGTATGGACGAATACGACAACGGTGAGGGGGGCCTTGAGGCCTTCTTCAGCATCCTCTACTGGATGAGCTACCTCCTCATCGTCATGCCGGTCACGTGGTTGGCCAAGAAGATCTGGAGACTGGATGCGTGACGTGGAGAGGGTCAACTGGCACGCCGACCTGCTGAATGTGGTCGACGAGCCGATGATCCTCTCCCTGCTCCGGTACGACATGGCCGCAGACCGGCAGATCGACCCCGACGGTGAGCTGGTGTCGTCCTACCTGCTGGGCTCCGACCTGCACGCCCCGATCATCGACCTCGACTTCCCTTTCACTGTGATCTCCGGCTCCGACGGTCGTCGTTACCTTGCCATCACCGTTCCCCAACAGTTAGACCCCAACTCCTGTATTAGGCTACGGACCAAGGTAGGGGTACTTTTGGTGCATGAGCTGTGGAGAAGGTTGTTTGGAGCCCGGGTGTCCGAATCCAGTCCGAGCTAATGGCTGGTGCCATGGCCACTACATGCGTGAGTTCAACAGGAAGAAACGCCCCCAGAGATTTTGCAACTTCCCTGAGTGTGACTCTCCCGTTGAGTACCGACAGGGCCGGGTTCTGCGGTGTGAGGTACACCGAACAGCCTGTCGTGTCGTGGGATGCGACCGCCCGAAATACCGTGGTGATTTCTGCACAAGACACCGTTCACGGATACGGGCCTCCGGGGAGCCGGGTGAGGCAGAGAGTCGGACTGAGGATCGGACCTTCAAAGTGTCTCCTGACGGCACGGTCTGGAGGTTGTCCGATGAGGGCTACGTGTACCGGATGGTGTGGGTCGCACGCCGGAAGTACCAGTACGTCTGGGAGCACCGGGAAGTCATGGAACTGCACCTCGGGAGGCCCCTCAGGGATCCAGAGAATGTCCACCATCTCAACGGACAGAAGTCAGACAATCGAATCGAAAACTTGGAACTCTGGTCGTCACAGCAGCCCCCCGGCCAGCGGATCATCGACAAAGTCATGTGGGCTAGGGAGATCTTGGATCTCTATGAGGAAGAGGTGATTCATGATTTACATCGAAATGACCGAGCAGATGTCGCTCGTGCCTAGTACCACTGAGGGTCATGGGCATCTCTACATCGACGTCCCCGTAAGCCGGACCAAGATGATGTGGCTTCTCTGGAGCCTGAGACTCTGTTCCGTGATCGAGCAGGGCAACTTCTGGTGGTCCCTGCGCCGGGGAGGCACCTTCGTCCGCAGGCCCGGGATCGCCAAGACCGATGCCGAGAACACCCACTACTCGTACGGGATGTTCTTCAAGCTGAGGAAGCGCAGTCGTGGAACGAGCTGAGCTGCTCAAGACTGCCAACGAACGGGTCTCGATCACCGCAGCGTGCAACATGATCGGGATGAACGTCAGCGACTACGCCGCCGCCTCGATGAAGGTCTACTGCCCCTTCGGTGAGATCTTCCACCAAGACGGCGGCATGTCGAAGTCGATGCGGATCTACACCGAATCCAACAGCGCCTTCTGCTTCGCCGGGTGTGGCTACTTCGACCCGGTCAAGCTCATCTCCACCAAGCGGGACATCCCCGAGGAGGCAGCGGCGGAAGCCCTGCTGGAGGAGACCGGCTACGTCGCCCCGAACTATCAGGACCAGTGGGATGCGCTGATGTCGGAGAAGCCGGTGGTCAACACGGCGGACTTGGCCGAAGCCCTCAAGGTCGCGTGCTCCAGAATGGTTCCCAACTGGGAGGAACGGCAGTTCGATGAGCTGGTCTCCCACAAGCTCGCCCAGTGCCTTGATCTCCTGCGCAAGGTCCACACCGATGACGACGCCACGAACTGGTTGGACGTCACCAAGAAGGTCATGAAGGCAACGATGAAGGCAACGGCATGAGCACGGGAGAGAAGCTGGGCAACCTCCCTCAGCTGTCCGGGTGGGTCAACCTCACCGAGGCCGCAGAGATCTTGGGCATCTCCCGGCAGCACGCCTATCGCCGAGCCCGGCTGGCTCACGAAGGCAAGGCAGGGGGCTGGAAGACGGTGTGTCGCATTGGCACCAAACCCAGCTATGTGGTAGCTCTCTCCGAGCTACAGGATGAACTGGAATCTTCAAGGCAGTAATCGTGCTGATAGTTGCATATGACACCCGTCCGGACTAGGGTCATTCCTAGCTTCTCTCCCGTTGCGACTACGTCGGTTGATCAGATACACTTGCACCGCAGCTGGAGGGCTCACGCCCTCCACCTCCTGCCTAAGTTGACCGCTTAGCGAACGACGGGTTCCTTCACCGGGGCCCGTCGTTCGACGTTTCAGGGGAACTAGCGGTCAACCATTCGGTCAATGCAGGAGGATCTTGTGCTCAGAACGTCCCTCACTCCCCGGGTCGCTTACACGTTCATCGACAACAGGGTGATCTTCGGGGGTGGACTCCTCACCGGCACTCGTGAGCCATCGAAGTATCCCGACTTCGTCCCCACCACCTACACCGAGCTGTTCGACCACTACTACGCCTACGTCTCCACCCTCGTCTTCAAGTCCGGCATCGACGATCAGAACGTGGAGGACGTGACCATGTCCATCCTCTCCAAGTTCTTTGAGAACGACGTGCTGTCCGACTTCGACCCCACCTTCACCTCCCACTACAACGGCGTCACCCGCAAGGCCGTCTTCCGGACCTTCCTGTCCGGCTTCGTGAAGATCTACGTCCGCCACTACAGGGACCGCCAGCAGATCAACAAGCAGCGCAGCGCTATCTCCGCCGACGCCCTCGTGTGTGCAAACATTGGTTCGTGTTCCGAAGTGACGTGGATGGAACTCAACGGGCCCTCCTTGGTGGACACCTACGACGACCTCGAAACCACCGACCTGATCAACACCGTCAGGTCCCATCTCCGGCAGATGGCCAAGACCAAGGAACGCTGCCCCCTGACGGATCTCTTCGAGGCCACGCTGGTGCACGCCAATCTCTACGGCAAGCCGATGGTCGACTCTCTCGCCGAGCAGTTCGGGGTCTCCGAGACCACCGTCCGGAACCGCCTCTCCCAGCTCCGCACTGAGATCCACGAGGCCTGCGCCGAATGATCAAGATGCCCGTCACGGTGCTGGGCATGTTCGAGGATCTGCCTGCGATCTCCCTGTTCGTCGGCCCGGCGTCAGTGGGCAAGTGGACGGTGGCCGAAGCCCTCGGTCGACGCTTCTACAACTCCTTCGGTGTGATCAGGGTCCGGGCCCTCACCATGGACGCCGCCCGGGACCTCACCATGCTGTCCACCTTCGCCACCCCCCGGCTGGTCATCATCCGGCTCACCCGGTCCACCGACGCTTCCCAGAACGTGCTGTTGAAGACGCTGGAGGAGTGCTCGACCACAGCCACCAAGTTCATCCTGATCGACACCGAGCTGCCACCTGAGACGATCACCAGCAGGTGCACGGTCTACCGGTTCCCCCTGCTCACCGACGCGGCTGTGGAGGAGATCCTGCTGAACCGGAACTTCAGTGCGGTCGAGGCCAAGAAGCTGGCACTGGCTGCCGGGGGCCAGATGCGCAACGCCCTCAACCGGGGGGACATGGTCGACGACAAGCAGCTTGTGCTGACTGCCCTGCGTGCGATCATCGAGCGGGACTCTGACACTCTGGACGACCTCGCAGCGAAGTGGGGGGACCCACACTCGGCGCTCATGGTGACGCTGTGCACCGAGGCCATCTCCGGACGGTACCGGATCTTCAACTCCGAGGAGATCGAGGGCATCGGCAGGAAGCTGCCCTTGCGGATCCTGATCGCACTGGGTCCCGCGATCCGTCCGAGGCTGGTCGTACGCTCCAGTCTGATGGGTGTCCTGAGGAGCGCGCTGTGAGCGAAGAGCTGTGTGAGAAGACCGACATGCCCAAGTATTCGTGCGCCCACTGTCAGGGCATCAAGGAGGAACCCGTGGCTGTTTTCGGAAACGCTGACGTGCAGGAGTTCGAGCTGATCGGACGGCGCTTTCAGGCTGTGTACGGCGGGGTGTGCACGATCAACTTCGACCACCTCGTCAAGCGCAACGACTGGGTCTCCAAGGTCCAGTTCGCCGACAACCCGATGCTGCCGGTGAGCGGTGTGGCCTGCGCCCAGTGCGTCCGGGTCCTGCCTCACGCCTGATGGCCACCTTCAGCGTTTGGATCACCGGGGTCAAGAAGAACCCAGAGCCCCGGCAGATCACGTGGGTGTGCGGGCCGGAGATCGTGCTGGTCGAGGAGGTCGTCAACCACGTCTCCGAGTTCCTCGCTCCCGAGCCGTGGAACCGGGTGAGCCTCGTGGCCGGAGAAGATTCTGAGCGGTCCATCTGGGCGGCTCTGGACCAGCACCCGATGGACACCTCACCCCGGCTGGTGGTGGTCCGCCACGTCGAGAAGATCCACGAGTGGGACAGGTTCGTCCAGTGGGTCAAGGACCGCTCACGCAACCCCCGGACCTACGTGGTCATGGTCTCCTCCGAGGCCACCGTTCCGAAGACCGAGCCGACCCCGGAGGAGCGCAGACACGGTACCCGACCGGAGCCCCTCCCGCACATAGCCTGTATCGGCACCAAGGGCCACGTGGTGGAGTGCAAGCCGTTCACCTCCGCGACCGCGCTGCGCTCCGTGGAGTGGGTCAGGTCGAAGGCCCCCATGCGGGACGGGATCGCCCGCCACCTGCTCACCAGATCGAACTGGGACCTGCGGCTGGTCAGGGACACCTGCCTCAAGCTGGCGGTGTTCCCCGGTGAGATCACCATCTCGGTGATCAACGCAATGATGGCCGAGCAGCCCCGGGACAGCTTCACTGACGCCCTGCTGGCACTGGACCGCAAGACCGCCCTGCTCGCCGCCGAGACGATCCCGCGTGACGAGATCGGGAGGATCATAGGACTGCTGGACGCCAAGCTCGACAAGGCCGGGATGATCCACGACATGCAGTCCGACCACCGCTCCCCCGGGGACATGGCCAAGGCGCTGGGTCCGCAGGCGTTCCTGTTGACCGAGCTGATCAAGGTCTCCAAGCACTACGACGCCAAGCGCAGGCTGTCGATCCGCAAGACCCTCGCCGTCGCCGACGAGGCGTACCGCTCCGGGCAGACAACCGGCCTACTGGAAGTCGTGGTGGCATTTTGGTAAAAATCTGTTCTAAGTGTGGCGTCCCCAAGCCTCTGGGCTCACTGGAGTTCTACCGGAACGTGGACTCCAAGGACGGCTATCGGTCGGACTGCAAGGCCTGCTGTCGAGTCGATGTCATGGGTCCTCGGATGGCTCAGCAGGAGGACAAGCGGGCGTACATGCGGTCCTACAACGTGGTCAACGCCGACAACCTGAGGCACGCCTACCTCCTGCGGAACTACGGAATCTCGCTGGAGCGCTACGTCGAGATGTTCGACGCGCAGGAGGGCCGCTGCTCGATCTGTCAGCGCACCCAAGCTAAGGCATTGGCCGTCGACCACGACCATGCGTGCTGCCCCGGCAAGCGCAGTTGTGGGAGGTGTGTCAGGGGCCTCTTGTGCTCAAGATGCAACGTCGCGCTGGGGAACTTTCAGGATGATCCGTCGATCATGGAACGAGCAATCGCTTACGTCACTGCGGCAGGGCTGTCGTGAGGCGTATCAACAGGAGAAGCACCCCGCAGATCAAGGAGAACTGATATGGACTGGGCAACGTACTGGACATGGATCTGGCAGGCCTGCTTGGCACTGACGATCCTCGCCATCCCGACCACCTTCTTCGTCGGAGCTGTCGGGTCGGCGGTGGCAACCAGCATCAAGAAGGTGGCCTTGGCCAAGCAGGACAATCAGGCCGTCCTCGAAGCTGCCACCTTCACTTCACGACCGTTCTCCTCCAGTCCTCAGCGGTGACCAGCCGCAACTACGGAGCCCTCCGGGAGGCTTACGGGTCCAAGGGAGCGGTCTCCTTCATCGACCGGATCACCGCCAGCGGCAAGCCCTTCGACTTCGACATCGAAGCGGGCTACACCGGGGACGACAAGAAGGGTGTCTCCCTCCAGCAGTTCCACCCCGACTACATCGTGGTCGGCATCTCCTTCACGGTCTCCACCGAGTGGGCCCGATACATCCCCATCGCCCACGACGACGGTGGCAACATCGACGACATCATCCCGGTGGCACGCGCCTTGTGGCGGATGCTGAGCAGTGGTCAGGGCGTCGCCCACAACGCTGCCTACGAACTCAAGGGCCTGTCCCGGTGGTTTCGTGAAACGCTCTGGAACGACGAGGAGCTGGGCCCGGAGATCCGGCGCACCAAGGGCATGTTCCCGATCCTCGCGGACACCATGCTGCTGGTCTGGCTCGCCGCCTGCTACGACCCCATCAGGGTCGGCAAGGACCTGAAGTCCGTGGCCAAGGCTGCGTTCAACATGGACATGACGCACTTCGACGACCTGTTCACCACGAACGATCCCGATCTGGGCCCGCTCATGCGCAAGGGAGGCAAGCCGTACATCCGGTTCAACACCCGCAACGCCTACAGCCCCAAGGTCATCGAGTACGCCTGCGAGGACTCCGTCGGGTCGCTCCTCATTTTCGAGAAACACTACGAGGCCCTCAAGGACACGTTCATCTTCAAGACCGAGATGGCCCTGCTCCCGGGACTGGTGGAGATGGAGGCCGGGGTCATCGACCCGGAGACCGGGGTCGCCTCCGGCAACATGTTCTTCCACTGGCCCAACGTCCGCAAGAAGTCGGCAGAGGCCCTGCGCTTCGCCGTCCTCATGGGGGAGGAGATTCAGGACCAGCTGGGCAAGCGCCTGAACCGGACCATCAACATCAACCTGAACTCGGTGCCACAGCTGGCCAAGGTCCTGTTCGATGAGAAGCCCGACGGGCTCGGCCTGCCGATCAAGATGCGCTCGGAGAAGACCGGGGCACCCAGCACCAGCGACGACGCCCTGAAGGTGATCGCCAAGTCCGACCCGATCATCAAGATGATCCTTGAGTACCGGCAGGTGGTGAAGCTCAACGGCTCCTACCTGACCAAGTTCATCAACGAGATGGGCTACGCCGGGACCGGCTACGTGTTCCCCAACCACAACCAGTTCGGAGCCCTCACCGGGCGGCTGTCGGTGGATCAGGTTAGCTACCAGCAGTGGCCCAAGCCTTACCACTTCCAGCTGCTGTCGGGGCTCACCTTCGACCTCAACTTCCGGGACCTGTTCATCGCCCCCGAGCACTTCCGGATCGTCGGCTTCGACTACGCCAACGTGGAGATGCGGATCGCCGGGGCCCTGTCCGGTGAGCGCAAGATCATCGACGCCTTCAACAACGGTCTCGACCTCCACAAGTCCACCGCAGCCGCCACCTTCAAGGTCGCCCTCGACGACGTCACCAAGAAGCAGCGGCAGTCGGCCAAGACCCTGAACTTCGCCACCCTCTTCGGGTCCGGGGCAGGCAACATCGCCGAGATGCTGACCAGCCCCTCCGACCCGGTCACCAAGGAGGACGCGGAGAAGATGCTGGCGGACTACTTCGCCGGGTACCCTGCGCTGGCCAACTGGATCGCCACCCAGCAGGCCACAGGCCGGGAGCAGAAGTGGGTCAAGACACACTTCGGCAGGGTCTACACGATCTGGGAGCACTACCAGCCCAAGGAGTGGATCAAGGCCAAGGGCGACCGGATGGCTGTCAACGCACCGATTCAGGGCACCGCCGCCGACATCCTCAAGATCGCCATGGTCCGGGTCCAGAAGGCCATCAAGGAGGCCGGGCTCGAAGACCTGATCCGGATGACCCTGACCGTCCACGACGCGCTGGAGTTCCTCGTCCACGAGTCCATCACCACCAAGCAGGTCATTGACCTCGTCGAGCCCTGCGTCAACTTCCCGGTCCCCGGCTTCCCGCTGGAGATCCGCGCCGACTGGCATGAGGGCTACCAGTGGGGTGCACAGGCCGAGGTCCGGCTCAACGAGGACAAGACGATCAAGGGCTACGACATCGAGGTGGAGCTGCCGTGGTTGAAGGAGGCCCACTACTGGGAGGGTGACTCCCTGCACGCGGTGCTGGACCAGTACTACGCGTGGGAGGAAGGCTTCTTCGGCTTCTCCGCGTCCTACTACGCCACCCGCAACCCTGACTTCGTCCTGCCCGACCACACAGTGGTACCTGAGCAGCCCGAGGCTGCCGCTGTGGAGCCTGAGGAGGAGGATCCGGGGTGGTTCCACAGTGCCGAGCACAACGCGGCCCTGCTGCCCCCCAAGACCGCCACAGTGACCATCTCCGAGATGCCTGACGAGGTGCAGTGGCTGAAGTTCACCACCTACCTCGACTTCCGGCAGGGCGTGGACACGGTCAAGGTCGAGACCCCCGAGGGAGTAGTCACTCTCGATGGCACCTTCCGGATCACCCCGGAGGACCAGCCCGCGATCAGTCTCATCCTCGGAGGGGCTGGTCTGGTGGTCGCCGAGGACACCACCGACGCCGACAACGTGATGGCAGGGATGCTGCTGTGAGCAACGAGTCCGACTTCGAGGCCCAGATCTTGGCGTGGGTCACTGAGGCGCTGGAGCTTCGCCATGGCGCTGCGGGGGATCCCAAGGGCAGGCTGCGTGGCGCTGAGCAGGAGAGCATCGCGGAGATGACCGACCTGCTGCGGCGGGTCAGGGCACGCTCTGATCGGATCGACGAGCTGCTGAGCAAGGTCACCCTCGCCCGGGGCCGGGCACGCAGGGCCAAGGAGGAGGCAGCCTTCGCCGCTGATCAGGCGCTCATGCAGGCCACCCAGATCAGGGCGGGCAGCCGGGTCGAGTTCTCCTCCGCAGCAGAGCGTGCAGCCGACGCCAAGCTGGACTCATTTAATGAAAGAAGAGTGGCCTATCTTAGGGACAGATTGGTGTCCGTAACTAATGACAGTTATGAGGTCATTTCCCAGATCCACTGGCAGCTGGATGCCATCCGCAAGGACCTCCGCGCAGCCCTTCATGCACTCCAGTTCGAGTCATCTCTCGAAAGGTGAGTTTTGTCAGTGCTGATCCGTATCATCAGTTGTAGCCATTGAGTCCGGAACAATCCGGCTCCCGGGAAACAGAAGGAACGTCAGATGCCCAGAGTCACTTTCGAGGAAGAGAACAGGGTCGCAGTCACGAACTACGACTACCCGAAGCTCAAGCTCAAGAACGGCGAGCGCGCTCGCATCCTCGTCGGGCTGGAGAACCCCGTCATGGAGTTCGTCCACACCCTCCGCAAGCCGCAGATCATCAACGGTGTCCCGCAGATGGAGACCAAGGAGCGCAAGGACAAGTCCACCTACGAGGACTACAAGACCGACTTCATCACCAAGGCCATCTGCCTCGGTGATGCGGAGATCCTGAAGACCGTCGGCGCAGACCCGAAGAACTGCCCGATGTGCAAGCTGGCCAAGGACTTCCCGGACTACGCGCAGGAGCCGCAGCGCCGCTACGCCATGCACATCATCCGGTACCGCACCAAGGCGGGAACCACCAACCTCCAGACGCCGTACTCGGTCGAGGTCCTCGTGTGGGGCTTCGCGGACAAGGTGTTCAACAAGCTGATCGACGCCAAGAAGGAGTGGACCGACCTGCGCAAGCACGACCTGCTGCTCGGCCCGTGCACCAGCGAGAACTTCCAGCAGTTCGACATCGCTGTCGCCTCCAATGCGGAGTGGCTCCTCGATCCCACCAAGGAGCGTCAGAAGACGACCGCCCTCTCCTTCAAGGAGAACCAGATCCCGGACCTGTCCATCGCCTGTGGCTCGCCCAAGCAGCCGCAGTGGATCGCTCAGGACATCGCCGCCGTCATGGAGGCGTGGGCACAGGTCAAGGGTGCCACCGTCGTGGAGGCATCCACGGAGGGTCTGGACGCCGACCTCAGCGGCCTGCTGGATGGCATCGGCGGGGAGTCCATCTCCGATGATGAGGTCAACCTCGACACCGGGGAGCTGCTCGATGAGCTGCCTGACGTCATGACCGACGACCTGTTCTCCGGCGTCGGCGACGACGCTGCTGAAGAGGCCACCGAAGAGCCGGTCGAAGAGTCCTCCGATGACCTCCTTGCGGGGCTGGAGGAGACCGTGGTGGAGGAGCCCGTCAAGAAGGCTCCGGCCAAGGCAGCTGCCAAGCCAGCCGCCAAGGCTGCCGCTCCGGTCGAGGAAGCCGTCGACAACTTCGACGACCTGCTCAACGGACTGGTGTGAGCCTGATCCTCTCGGTCGACCTTGCCGCCAAGCTCTCCGCAGTGATCCTGCGGAGGGCTGGTGGTGGGGCCGGTGACGGCATCGTCACTGAGTTCGACTCCCGGGACAAGACCCCCCTGCGCTTCCTGCAAGAGATTGCGATCTATGCCAAGGACGCCGACATGGTGATCGTGGAGGACGTGCCCTACGGCATCTCCAACCAGTCGATGATCAAGCCCGTGGTCCGGTTGCAGGGCGCGCTGTGCGCCTACCTGACCGCCAAGGGCTGCCTCGACAAGACCCTCTTCATGTCCCCGTCCGTGTGGATGCGGGACTACCCCGGGACCCAGACGGCGACCACCAAGGGATTGTCGAAGTCGGCTTCCGACAAGGAGCGTATCGAGACCGCAAGAACCCACGCCGAAAGGCTGGGGTACACACCCCCCGATCTCGTTTCTGAATACGTCGCCACCCTGCCGGAAGGCAAGAAGGTGCTGAAGAAGAACACCGCGATCTTGGAGAAGTCAATGACCGATTACGTCAGCGCCTTCCTGATGGCCGAGTTCAGCCGAGCATTCACATTCGAGGAGCTGCTGGCCAAGCCCGGCGTCTCCCTCGCAACGTTGTAGGAAAGAGAAATGGCCGTCGCAAAACCGAAGGTCTCAGGTCTGGCCCTGCTGTTGGCCCAGTCGGAGAAGAAGTTCAACCTCGCCGTGGGCACGCTCGATGCCATCGCCACCGATACCCTGTTCATCTCCACCGGGAACATCGCCATCAACCACGCCATCGGTGGCGGCGTCCCCATGGGCCGCACGGTGGAGTTCTACGGGCCTCCCAGCTCAGGCAAGACCACACTGGGCATCCAGACCGCCGTGGAGATGCAGCGAGTCATCATGAGCGGGGGGGACCCCTCCCGTGGGATCGGCCCGGACGACTCGATCATCTACCTCGACTTCGAGCAGGCCTTCGACGCCGGGTACGCCCATGCGCTGGGGCTCGACACCAGCCACAAGTCCTTCCTCTTCGGCCAGCCCGACATGCTGGAGGAGGGCGCGGACTTCCTGATGGAGGCGTTCAAGACCGGTGAGGTCCGGCTGGCCATCGTCGACTCCGTCGCGGCCATGACCCCCTCCGCACAGGCGGAGGCTGACTCGGTGGGCAAGTCCCTCCCGGCAGTGCAGGCCAAGCTGATGAAGGTGTTCGGCACCAACCTGAACGCCGTGCTGAAGAACAACAACGGCACGGTCATCTTCATCAACCACGAGATCGAGACCATGGAGATGGGGGGCAACCGTCGGCCCGGGATGCCCGCCCCCACGTCCACCCCGGGAGGCAAGGCGCTGAAGTTCTTCGCCAGCGTCCGGCTCCAGTTCCGCCAGATCCGCAACGTCAAGGGCAAGATGATCGACGCCCTCACCAAGCAGGAGATCGAGATCCCGATGGCCACCGACGTCAAGGTCAAGGTGGTCAAGAACAAGGTCGCTCCGCCGTTCCGGGAGTGCATCGTGCGGGTCCGCTTCGGCAGGGGCTTCGACGACTTCTGGACCGCCATGCAGATCCTGCTGGCCAACAAGAAGATCATCTACGCCAACGGCAGGTACTACTTCCACAATCTGATCGAGGAGATCCCTGCCGAGTGGATGGGCCGGGAGACCACCGGGACCAAGCGCCCCTACCTCCACGGGGAGGCTCGGGTCTTCTCCAGCGCCGACGCCCACCCCGAGTGGAGGACCGCGATGATCGACCTCGCCAAGGTGGTCGCACTGGAGAACGTGGCCTCACTTGCGTCTGTGGCCAAGTTGGGCGTACCAGAGAGTGAGGACGATGACGAAGATGGCATCGACGGCGCTGAGCTGGACGAGCTGGTCGGGGCCTCGACGGCAGGCAACAGGATCGACATCTAGCCGCACTTGTTTCTTGAAACAGGACGTGCTATCTTCTTTTTAGAAACAGCGGTCACCTAGACAGCTCAAGACAGATCGGAAGGAGCCAGTAATGGCCACCGTTACCCTCGCGGACATGGAGCACAAGCTCCTGTCCATCGAAGAGATCACCCAGCAGCTCCAGAAGACGGAGCCCCTCACAGACGAGCGGATCGACAACGAGTCGAAGGTCCGCTTCCGCTTCACCCCGGACTGGGCCCACGGCATCGAGTCCGTCGCCGGTACCGCGCCGGTCGACGTCACCATGACCATCAACGGCACCGACCGCCAGATGACCAAGGAAGCCGTCCTTCAGGCCGGGGCCAACTTCGGCCTGCCGGGTGCCTACATGCGCAAGATCCCGGCCAACTTCGCCGAGGGCCTGCTCAACCACCACTACTCCAACGGCATGGGTCAGGAAGCCTTCAAGGTCCTCTCCGTCGCCGACCGGATCAGCGCGTTCACCCGCCCAACACTGGTCCCCTTCTCCAACGTCCAGCTGCTCAACAGCGTGGTCGAGGGCATTCAGGAGGTCCATGGGGCCAACACCCCGATCTACGCCGACTACAAGTACGCGAACTCGCTGCTGCGCACCGACATCCGGCTCATCGTCCCTGAGGCCGAGCGGGTCATGGATGACACCAACATGGACGACGTCCCCGAAGGCTCGTGGGATACGTGGCTGGCCGGGATCCACCTGTCCAACTCCCTGATCGGCAAGACGCAGACCTCGGAGGAGTCCTACATGTTCCGCTGGTGGTGCACCAACGGCTGCACGACCACGCTCGACTCGCTGGGTGCATGGAGCCGTCGCCGTGACGGTCAGGAGGAGGACGTCTACGAGTGGGCGAAGAACTCCGTCAACGAGATCCTCGGTGGCATGGAGCACATGTTCGATCAGGTGCAGGCACTGACCCAGCTCAACGTCACCGGCAACACCCCGGACGTCCTCCGCGAGATCTTCGCCCAGTACGAGGTGCCGGTCAGCCAGCGCGAGTCGATCATGACGCGGCTGGTGGGCATGGGCGAGATCACGATGTACCACATCATGCAGGCCATCACCGAGGTCGCCAACGAGTCCGACATGGAGGACCGTCGCCGGGACCGCCTGATGCGGATCGGTGGAGCCCTGCCGACCACGACCTTCGACACCCTGAAGGCCCGTGTGTGGCGTGAGGGTCACGCTGCCGATGCTGAGCAGCTGAACCCGTACGAGCCACTGGTGCTGGTCGCCAGCTAGTCAAGCCCGAGCCGGACCCCAGCGCCACGGGGTCCGGCTCGCTTCATGAAACGAGAGGCACCTGATGTCCAGCAAGTTCCCGACCGCCACCCACTGCTTCTGGCTGGACGTCGAGTCCACCACCCTGCCCACCGAGCACGACGAGGTCATCGACTTCACCGACGTGCACGTCTTGGAGGTAGGGGTCATCCTCACCGACATCGGGCTGAACATCATGACCGAGTTCGGTGGCGGTGGGTATCAGGCGGTGACCAAGCTCACCCATGCGGCAGCGGAGTCCCTCCGGGCCAACGAGATCACCCGGGAGATGCACCGTGAGAACGGGCTGATCAAGGACTGCATCGCTGCCACCCAGACGCTGGCGGACATCGACACCGAGCTGGACGAGTGGCTGACCGAGACCGGCGTGGCCAAGGGCATGTGGGCCATCGCAGGGTCCGGGGTGGCTGCGTTCGACCACCCGCTGGTCAAGGCCAAGATGCCCAAGCTCGCCAGCTGGCTGGCCTACTACCCCTACGATTGGGGCATCTTCCGCAGGTGCATCGCCAGTGCCGCAGGGCAGTACGTGGTGAACCCCCAGCTGGCCAGCTACGGGGACTCCAAGGTGCACCGCGCCTTCAACGACGTCGAGGCCCACCTGCGTGAGGCCCAGTCCTACCGCGATTGGGTGAGGTCGCTTCCACAGCCTCAGTAAGGGTTTTCGGAATCTCGTCCGATCTTGATAGGCAGGGAAAGGCACATCCGGGAGGGGTCCAACTTGTCCAACATCCCACAGTGGTTGGCGGACATTACCGTTGGCCAGATCTTCATTGTTCTGGTCGGGATTGGAGCCATCGTGGCTGGCTGGAGGTTCGTCTCCCCTTTAGCGCTGGGCCTGAAGAACTTCTTCGAGGACTGGAACGGCGAGCCTGCCCGCCCCAAGTCGGGCATCCCGGAACGGCCCGGAGTCATGGCCACCTTGAAGGACCATGGCGATGAGATCGTCAAGAACAGCCAGAAGCTGGAAGCCATCGAGTCACAGGTCACACCCAACCACGGCTCCGAGCTGAAGCTCGCCGAGGAACTCCAAGGACTGCGCCGGGAGGTTGCGGAGCTGACCACGGGGGTGAAGGAGACACAAGCAGATGTCTCCTCTCTGGCCTTGGGGATGAAGGAGACGCAGGGAGCCCTGAACGACCACTTGGAGAACGTCCCCGTGATCTTGGCCGACCTGTTGGAGAGAGCCAATGAGAACACCGCAGAGATGATCGCCAACTCTCGTGTGGGGCATCTCCAGCCCTCCCTCTTCGAGGACGCCCGGTAGCAGCCGATCTTCATGGGTGTGTGAAGGATTGACTCCGCTCAAGAAGAGGACCCAATGACATCCCTGTCCGTACTACTCACGCCTGATTTCTGGAAAGGAATCGGCTTCGCACTGTTCCGCACCTTCGTGGCCTCAGTGTTCCCCTTCCTGATGGCCTACTCCGCAGGCATTCCCATCCTCCCGCTGGCGGTGGTGTCACAGGTCGCTCTGGTCCTGATCATCACCGTGCTGACCTCCTTCAAGGGACTCCCTGAACCGGGACCCAACGCGACCTTCTGGGAGATCCTTGGCAGCAGGTTCATTAGGCAGTTCACCCAGTTCATGATCGCGGGCATCGGCACCATCCTGCTCGTTGAGAACGTGCCGTGGTGGACTCTCCTCGCAGGTGCGTTCGCCTCTGCTGCGGCCACTGCCATGCAGGCCTCGCTGATCGTCATCCCCGGCGTGAACGTGACCTCACCTCCGGCAGTCGTGGTCGCCCCTGCTGGCACCTTCGTCATCACCAACAACAGCGCGGCTCCCATGGTCGAGGTCGTCGAGGACTACGCCCCCGAGAGGGTGGCATCGACGGACGAAGAGGAACCCCAGACCTGAGAGTCGCTACCTACAGGAAGGACCGCCCCCACCCTCGTATGAGGCCGTTGGGGGCGGTTCTGCGTTATCGATCATGAGAGGCGTACCAATGAGTATGAGCAACGAAGACCACCCGGGGACTGAGACCCCAACGAAGGCCGTGGAGACGACCGTGAAGGAGGCGGTCGCCACCGTGGTCGACGCCTCTGTCGTGGAGCAGCACGCTGCCGCTGCCGAGCACGACTCCATGGCGACCGAGCACACCGCCGCCGCCGAGCACACCGCCGCCGCCGAGCAGAGCCATGCACTGGTGCAGGACCGGGAAGCCCGGCGCAAGTTCTGGCTGAAGATGGTCAACAGGATCGGCATCTGGCTCGTCCTGCTCTTCGCCGCCTACGGGGCTGCCGTCTTCATCCAGTCCCTGCTGGCCACCGTCGATGAGGCAACCTCCCATCGCAACGAGTTCGTCTCCGAGTGCGCCACGTCGGGGAACCGCACCTTCGTCGGCGAGAACAACCAGTGGGTCTGTGTCAAGGGTGAGGTGATGTCGGTGACCAACACCAACAGCTCGGCGGGGACCCCCACCAAGGCGGACGCTGAGGCTGCCTGTGTCACGAAGGGCCTCCTCGCCCTGAGCCCCTACAACGCCCCCACGTGGGTCTACTGCGTCAAGGGTGTCGTCGTGGACGTGCTCCAGTGATCCGCACCCTCTCCGACGTCCCCGGTGCGGTGCGCCGTGTACTGCGCAAGGTCGACTTCGTCGCCAAGAAGAAGCTCTCCGACGAGGGACACGCCTACAACTGCTACGACGAGCCGGTGGTGGCCGACGTCTCCGAGGCCAACGTCATCACCTCCGTGGTCGAGGCCCAGCAGCCGGAGTTCCTCTACGACGAGGAGCAGGAGTTCGTGGGTAGTGCCTGCCAGCACGCCCCGGTGCTCGACCTCGACATCCCGTGCATCCTGCTGGACTCCACCACCCCCGGGCACCACCACCTGATCATCGACCACCCCATGGACTGGGGCCAGTACCTCAACCTGATGGCTGCCATGGTGCACGCCGGGATTCTGGAGCAGGGCTACTTCGAGGCCACCAAGGCTCGTGGGTACAGCTCGATCCGGCTGCCGTGGGTGCAGCGGCTGGAGCCCCGCGAGGAGCCACAGCCTGCTCCGGAGATCGTTTCAGGAAACAAGATTGACTTGTCCGGACTCGACAGCTTCGAGGGTCTGTTCTGATGGCAGGCCAGTACGCGCAGAACACCGAGGTCTCCGCCGACCGGAGCCGCGCCGAGATCGAGAAGACCGTCTCCAAGTACGGGGCCACCGAGTACGGATACGGCTGGCAGGGTGGGCAGGCCGTGATCATGTTCACGCTGTCCGACAGGCAGATGCGTTTCATCCTCCACCTCCCCGACAGGGAGGGCTTCCGGCTCACCCCCACAGGCAGGGCACGCACCGCAACCAGTGCCACGGAGGCGTGGGAGCAGGCGTGCAAGGCCTCGTGGCGCTCGCTGGCACTGGTGATCAAGGCCAAGCTCGAAGCCGTCGCAGCGGACATCGTGACGCTGGAGCAGGAGTTCGCCATGCACATGGTGATCCCCGGCACCGGAGGCCGCACGCTGGGAGAGATGGTCATCCCGTCCATCGCCTCCGCCTACGCCGAGGGCAGCCCGGCACCCATCCTCTCCGCCCTCACTGGGCGCGAGCTGACCACAGGTAAGGACTAGTCATGGGCAAGAAGCACGCCGAGGCCAACATCCCCATGGAGGGACCCGTCGCGTGGCGCGTCCGGGGAGCGGTCTACCCCACCGGTTCCGGCAAGATCGCCAAGACCGAGATCACCCTTGGGGACGGCCTGCCACCCACCATCCTGATGCGCTTCGGCACGGACCCAGACGGGGCCACAGTGGTCGATGTCACCACGGGTGGACTGGCAGCAGGGGGCACTCTCCCTGAGAGCCTGAAGGGCATTGGTGCCCTCCTGAGGGAGGTCGCAGCGGTCTTCATGGAGGAGGAGCCGGTCAAGGTGGTCATGGCTGAGAAGCCCCTGCCCAACGGCATGGTCAGGGTGCTCCCCGTACACGAAGACTGATCAGAGCCAGCGGATGCCGGTGGCGCGACCCTCAGTGAGGAGACCGCCACCGTCGTTCCATGTCTGCTTGGTGAGCAGGCCCTCGATCACGATGTTGCCACCGTTCGGTGCAAGGGCGATCCAGCGCTTGTCGGTGCGGGGAGCGTAGTTCTCCCGGACGTCCCTGCCGTAGCGGTTGATGCCCATCTTGAACTTCAGGGTGTGGCCAGCGCCCCGGTTGTTGTTGACGTTGACCTGCGCGTAGCCACCCTCCAGCCAGTTGCCGTCGATCAGGGAGTTCGGGTCGAACGTGCCACCGCCCTCGCTGATCATGATGGCGCTGCCGCCGTAGCCCACACCCGGACGACCCGCCACCGGGTAGAGCACCGGTCCTGTGCTGCGAGGATCGGCAGTGACGTAGGCCTGAAGGGTGTTGCCCCGGACCTGATTGTTCCCACACTGAAGCTGCATCGGGTCGTTGTGCGTCCAGTCCGAGTGTGCAGGGTCCTGCCTGAAGCCGATCTGATCGTGGATCCAGTTCTGTTCAAGGATGTTGGGCTGGGTCGTGTTGACCTTGTTGATCCCGATGCCGTCGTTGGTGCCGTAGATGTTGCAACGCCGGACGGTGAGCCGGTGGCCCACGATGCCGTCCCGGTAGTAGCTCGGGTCGTCGGCCTTGACCGTGCCGTCCTCAACGGTCACCCAGCCGGTGGTGAGGTTCCACGTGTAGAGGCAGCCGAGGTTGTTGCTGGGGTGGCCCTTGCCTCCATGGAAGTGAGGGTTTCTGAAAACGTACTCACCCGTCGGATCCCCCGGGTAGCAGTCGCCGTAGAAGTGCATGTCCCAGTACTCGCCCGGAGGCACAGCCACCTTGCCGGTGGTGCCCGGATCGTTCCAGTTGGTCATCGGGATGCCCTTGATGCACCCGGTGTTGTCGGACCCGGGCTTGTCCACGTTCACCCGTAGCTTGGTCCGGGCCAGCCGGAGGTTGAGGATCGTGATCTGGTCAGTGAGGGCAGGGACCGCTGCCTTGTGGGTATCGATCTCGGCCATGAGCGGAGGGATCGCTGCCTCGTAGGTTTGGATCTGGCTCGTGAGCTGGGTGACCGCAGCCATGTGGCCATCGATCTCGGTGCTAAGTGTGGTGACCTTGGTGCTCAGGTCGGCAGCGTAGGTGTCTGTCATGGGCTCAGATTAGCGACAGGTCGATCTTCTGGGACATGACCGTCTCTCGTTATGCTTCCGTCGACACCTCCGGACACACCCTGCGGGGCGACGTGGCAGCCGCTTACCTGCGAGCGATCAAGGGCGGGATGCCCAAGGGCGGGGTCGACGTCTTCCAGAGGAGCTGGAACGAGCAGGCCCAGCTGAGGGACAACTACCTGCACCACGGTGGTCCGCTCGCGGCCAAGCCGAGCTGGACAGCTCCCCACATCGATCAGCGGGCCTTCGACATGCACACCACCACGGCGGGCAAGTACGCCCCCAGTGCGGCGCACGCGTGGGCCTGCAAGGGTGGCGTCGGATCGAGCAAGCCCAAGGCGGGGGAGAAGCTCCGGATCAACGAGTACGGCTTCTACCGCTCGGTGCCCAGTGAGCGCTGGCACTTCGAGTACAAGGCCTCCCTCGACAAGCACCGCGCCGCCGACCTCACTGCCCGGCTCAAGGCTCTGGGCATGACCCTAAGGCAGTTCCAGAAGTCGGTCGGGCTCGACGACGACGGCATCGATGGTCCCCTCACGTGGTCCGCCCTGCTCGCTGCCAAGGTCCCGGTGGTCATCCCTCCGGTGGTCGTGGTGCCTCCGGTGGTCACGCCCACGGGCCCCCAGCCGGTGGACTTCAGGTTCGGGACCTACAACGCCCAGCTCCAGCGCTTCGGCGGTGGCTCTGACGCTGCTGACGCCATGTTCGTGGACGATGTCCTTGGTGTGTCCGTGCTGGCAGGTCAGGAGGTCGATGAGGACCAGCGGGACGAGATCAGGGCAACCACCGACATGCTGGTCTTCCCCCTCAACACCGTGGCCATCTTCTGGTACCCGGGCAAGTACGAGCACGGTGACCGGATCGAGGTCGACTTCGGAACTCCGTACCACGGCATGATCGGCACCGAGCTGACCAGCAAGAAGAACGGCAACACCTTCGTCGCCGCCTCCGTCCACATCCGGCCCAACGACGCCATCGGTGGCACCGACGCGCACAAGGCTCTTGGCAAGAAGAACGACATCGACAAGGTCATCGCCAAGCTGGCCAAGTACCCCCGTGTGGCAGTGGGTGGGGATTGGTCCACCGCGACTGCACGGGCCCAGATGGAGAAGGCGGGCTACAAGCTCGTCACGCCCTACGTGGACACCTACGACAAGCCGGGGGTACAGCACCTCGACTTCGTGTTCGTGAGGGGCCTGAGCGACCGCACAGGGGGCAGTGAGCACGAGACCAAGGCCAGTGATCACGACGGGATGCTGGCCAACCTGACCCTGCCAGTCAAGTAGACTCGACAGCAAGCCCTGACTTCCCTATCCCCCCCTAGCGGAGTCAGGGCCTAACGAGCAGGGGTGGGTTGGCCCACTCCCAGAGTCGATCTGCCCAGTAAGCCTGATGAGTGCCGGGGTGTCCTGCCTTCTGGCAGCAGACGAGGGTCCATCCACAGGCGGGGGTTCCGTGGTTGTTGCACATGCCTGTAAAGATCGACATTGACCCTAACTTGTGAATCCTTCCGGGAAGGGCGTATCAACAGGTATGTCTAAGTTCGAGCCCACAGCGGCCACCATCAACCTCGTGATCACGCCCCCTGACGACTTCGCCAATGAGGTCGCTGATGCGGTGGCTGCCAAGATCAGCCGCCTCACCGTATGGGACTCCGTCCAGAAGACGCTGGTGGAGTGGACCTCGCTGTTCTCCACCCTCTCCAAGACCCAGCCGGAGCTGAAGCTGGCCGAGGAGGTCGCGGAGTTCCTTGAGGCCGAGCACGACACCGACGCCAAGCTGAAGGAAGCTGCCGACGTGCTCATCGTGGTGGCCACCCAGCTGACCTACGAGGGCTACACCATGGAGGACCTCGCGCACGCCGTGCAGGAGAAGCTGCTGATCAACCTCGCCCGGACGTGGGCCAAGAACCCGGACGGCACCGTCTCCCACGTCAAGGAGGACGCAGGGTTCGAGCAGCCCGTTTTCGGAAACGAGTTGACCACCACCGAGATTGATCTGTCACTGAGCTTCCCCGATGTGGACTTCTCCTGATGGCCGTGGACGAGGGCTTCGAGGCCGCTCAGCTGCACCGTCGTGACTCCCACCTGCCGCAGGGCTTCGTCTCCGCCCAGCCTCCGATCCGGGGCGCAGGCCTGACCATGAAGGTCCTCCTCGACGACGGCAAGGTGGGCATCCTCACCGCCGCGAACGTGACCATGGTGTACCGGGAAGCCCAGCTGTCGGACAGGGACCTGCGCCGGGGCACGATCTGCGCTGCCCCACTGCTTGACTCCGCTGAGCAGTGGATCCGGCTCGACGGCCAGTACATGATCACCGTCCCCACCGAAGATGATTCTGAAAAGGAGAAGCCGTGATCCGCGTCGTGATCAGGCCCCGGATGGGTGGCAAGACCCACGAGATGGTGAAGCTGCTGGCCGACCCCGACGCCGTCATGGTCGTGCCCAACCTCGCGCAGTGCGCTCTCGCCAAGAGGATGGCCACCAAGCTGGGGATCACTCTCCAGCCCAACCAGATCATCACCATGGGGCAGGCCCGGGAGACGCTTCTGGGGGGCCCGTGGCGTCCCCGCTACGCCGTGGTGGACAACGTCGACTTCATCCTCCAGCAGCTGCTGGGGATGCCCATCGGAGCCATCTCCCTGAACAACGCCGAGCTGGACCTCAAGCCGGTCTCCGATGAGGAGGTGCTCCAGCCCCGGGTCGTCTCCCGCAAGGACCTCACACCAGAGCAGCAGGAGCGCTACGACGCCCAGCTGCTGGGCAGGCTCTTCTACCCGGAGAACACCGAGGAGTACGACCGGGTCATCTTGGAGGGCACTGTCGCGCAGGCCGAGCAGGTTGTGGCCACACCGGGGCATCCCGCGACCGTGTCTGTCCCTGTTGTCGTTCCTCCGTGGACCTCCATCAGGAAGCCCGACCATCCTCCGGACCTGCTCGCAGACACCGACTGCGTGTGATCAGGACGAAGTGGTCAGAGTCCCATGCTGATATTGTTGGCTTTGGTCGGGTGACCCCAGAGAGGGTGCTCGCAGCCGCTGTCCACACCGGACGCGACTGCGTCCCCACACAGAGAGAAGACACCATGGCCATCACCGCGAGGTTCTTTGTTGCCGAGGTCACCAAGTTCGCAGGCCGGGATGATCAGGGCACGGTCAGGTTGCGCCCGTCCTACGCCAACGGAGCGAACAAGGAGTGGGCCACTGCCACGCCGTCCGGGGAGATCACGATGTCAGTCAACGATCCCGGTGCGTTCGCCGAGTTCGACGCGGCACGGCTGGCGAGTGACGACATCCACATCACCTTCGAGAGGCACCCTCGGGCCACGCAGTAGAGCGAGAATGGCTGGCCTAGTTGACTCTGGACCAGCCATGGCCTAAGCTAGAGACATCAAGCGGTCAGCTTGCACGACAGAAGGAACCTATGGCCACCATCCAGATCACGGAGCCCCCGCTCAGCGCCGAAGAGGTGCGGGCGGAGATCCTTACCGTCATCGACGGCACAGCCACCACGGAGAACGGTGAGCTGTCCGATGCGGTAGCCCGCACCATCGCAGCGTGGTGGCAGTCCTCCGGCACGGTCGGCAGCCTGCTCGCCTCACTGGCCTGCGGCCATGCTGTCGACAGGGACGCCCTGTACGAGGACATCGCAGCCTCAGGGCGCACGGCCATGCCGATGTGGCCCCGCGAGCTGGAGCTGATGGCGACGTGGGCGCTGAACCATGGCTGATTCCCAGTACCCCCTGAGCGACAAGCTCTCCGATAACGCCGAAGCCCGGGATGCCATCAACGAGTTCGTCGCGTGGCTCAACGGCACCAAGCGGATGTCCATCGGTGAGTGGGCCAAGTTCGACGGCTTCCGCGACGAGATGTTCACCCCCGCTCGGGCGACCTCCGACTCATTGGTCATGGAGTTCCTCGGGATCGACCCGGTCGCTCTGGAGAAGGAGCGCCGCGCCATGCTGGAGCAGTACTCCCGGATCGAGGAGCTTCGTGACTGACAACGACTTCGCCGAGGCCAAGGCACAGCTCCCCGCATTGGTGGAGCTGGCCCTGACGATGAACGACCTCTACTCCTCCGTCACGTCCATCTCCACCAGTACCGGTTGGCGCATCGAGTGCGACCGCGAGGGTGGCCAGCCGAACGGGGCGGGAGAGACCGAGCCCAGTGACTACCGCGAGTGGTTCACCGAGGAGCGGGAGGACCACCACAGGTACTCCTTCACGTTCACCGGCCCGTGGCTCCCCGGAGCCCGGCAGGAGATCCTCGACCGCACCCGCATCCGGCGTGCGGCCACTGCTCGGACCAAGCAGCGGAACGAGGAGACCATCCTCCAGAAGGCCGATGAGATCAGGGCCCGCCGTGCGGCTGAGGACAATGGCTGAGCTTCCCGCATCCGCTGCGGAGGCCGACTGGTGGCCTCTGGTGGGCACCATGGTCGAGGCCAAGATCGGAGGTCGCTGGACCCGGTGTCGCATCGCCCAGCCCTTCACCGCCCACTACCACCCGGTGCGGCTGTACGGTCGGCTGTTCCCCACCGGCTCCCTGATCATCGCGCTGACGGCAGGCAGACCGGACTGGCCTCGCACCATCTACCGACTGCCCAGAGAGTTGATACTCGTTTCCGAAAACGACTTGACACCAACCACCACTAGTCCTAAGATAGAGACATGAACGCAACCGCTACCCCCGCAGACGTCGTCTCCCGCGAGATCTACCGTCAGATCTCTGCGTGCATCCTGATGTCCCTCGGGGCTCACCAGATGGGCTGCATCGGCACCCGCCCGGGAGGGGACGACACCTACGCCCCCGGCCTCACCTTCCTCGCCAAGATCCTCGCCTTCCGCAAGGATGGCACCCGGGGCTCTTCCGCCCGGCTCATGCGGGTCACGATCACCCTCAACAGCAGCGACCTGTACGACATCGACGTGCGCTACGCCGCCCGCCGCACCGTGGTGGGGGACTCCATCCACTTCCAGCTGACCGACGTCTACGCCTCGATGCTGAACAAGTTCCTGCTGGCACTCGACTACGACGGCCCCGAGGTCCTCAACCCCCGGCTGGTGGGCTGACATGATCGACGGTCCCAAGATGCACGTGGAGGTCGGGCAGGTCATCTATGCCTACGACGAGATGGGCCGCAAGATGAACGCCGAGCGGCTGATCGTCACCCGGGTCTCCCGGGTGTACTTCTACGCCAGCTCCACCGGCAAGGCAGACAAGTGGAGTGAGCACGCCTTCACCATCGCTGGTGGTGACGAGCGGGTCCAGTTCGGCTCTTCCCGCACGGCCTATACCGAGCAGAGGTGGGCAGAGTACGCCGCCGCTGAGGAGATCCGCAAGGAGCTGAACACCCTCGGGATCACTCCCAACTACGGCATCAAGGCCTACGCTCGCGCGTCCCTCAGCCAGCTCACCCGCATCCGCGACATCCTGCTGGAGTCAACGCCGTGAGCATCTTCGACAGTCCGCACTGGTCCAACGTCTGGGGGCTCATCCTCTGGACCGGGACTGCTGAGGAGGCCGAGCAGCTGCTCGCAGAGACCCCAGCCGGGATCGAGCGGCGCTTCCTCAAGGAGGCCACCTTCGCCCTGCGCTACAGCATGGACCGGACTCCGCCCCACGAGTGGGATGAGGCGGACGAGGCTTGGCTGCACGACCTTCTGGTGACCATCCAGAGGTCCAAGGTCAGGTATGTACCACCGACCCCTGAGCAGGCCCGTGAAGCCCTGCGACAGTGGGAGCTGGTCAAGGCCAAGTGGCTGGAGGAGCACCCCTCCCAGAAGCGCTGGAACGAGTTTCCTGAAACACCGGCTTGACACTAGGTAAGGACATGGGCTAAGCTAAGGACATACACCCGGTCAACGAACTACCCAAGCAGGAGGCAATCATGTGGATCTTTCTCTCAGGCGCGCTGGTGATGCCCGTCCTTGTCGATCCCAAGGATCACGCAGACGACAAGCACACCCTTGGCATCCGTGACCTTCAGGTCCGGGGTCGGCTCACCGAACATCTGGAGCGCTTCATCGCTGACTTCATGGACCCCTTCGGCCTCGAACACTCCGAGGTCGTGCAGACCCCGAGCCACGACTACACGTGCCGCTTCTACTGCACCAAGGAGGCCTTCGGTCTGGCCATGGCCAACGCGACCATGGACATCGACTACCGCCACTTCAAGGAGACCTCCGAGTACCGCAAGGCAGCCGACGGCATCAGCCCCCGGTACAAGCGGGCCAGCGAGTACCACAAGACCCTGCTGAGCATCTGGTCGGCCACCCTGTCACTGGGCACGGCGGGCAGCTTCTACGGCCCGTGGTCCAAGGACAACCCCGACGGCTACGGCAAGAAGACCAAGAAGTCGAAGAGGGGCCGCTTCTCCGCCTTCGGTGACGTCGAGGAGGACGGCTACGGCCTCTACGCCGACGACCTGTACGGCCCGGCGCAGGACGAGGAGGAACGCTACTACCGCACCCCGGGAGCAGCGGCGATCACCACCGCAGCCGAGTGGTCCAAGATGGTCGACGACCGTGGCATCGCCGACGACTACACCCCGGCCTCCGAGCGTGGGGCCAAGCGGATCTACGACACGGTCAAGGACCTGCCGGTGCGGGAGTGGGCCGACGAGCTGACCACCTCCGAGTTTCAGCTGGTCACCGACTTCGTGATCCGCAACCACGAGGACTACCCGCTGGAGGTCATGGACTTGGCCCGGATGGACACCTCACCGGCCAAGCCCCGGGACCGTCGGGTGACCCGCTCACCGCGCCGTGGTGGCAGGGCCAAGGTGCGTGCCTGATGCTCATCCGCATCACCACCACCCACGTGCATGGCCAGCACGTCACCCGGGAGATGACCTTCCGGAGCAAGGCGTTCGTGGACAAGCTGGTCGACGACTCCATGGCCGACCCCAAGATCGCCGCCTTCGACCTGAAGGTCTGGAACACCCGCAAGGGTGCCGGGCTGGTCAAGGTCGACGGCCAGCTCGTCCCCACCGAGGGCCCGGACTACCACGCCGCCAAGCACTCCGACGGAACCTTCACCAGCTTCACCAAGATCAGGAGATGATTCTGAAAATGAGCGTGACGTTTCTGCCAGCAGGCCAGTGTGAGCACCGCCCTGTCGACCGTGGGTGGGTCGCCACCAACCTCGCCGTCGATCCTCCGATGGTCTGGTGCGCAGAGTGCCGGGAGTACGTGGAGGTGGACGTGACCCACGCCCTGCTCTTCTGGCACGACCACGCACTGGAGTCCGTCTTCGAGCACCGGGTCAAGGTCAAGCTCTCCGTCGAGCACCCGGACTGGTCCGATCCCTTCCTCGACTCCGAGTGGGAGAAGTGGAAGCTGGCCAACTGGGACGAGATCCTGAAGCGGGTGGCCAACCAGCCGAGACCCAAGTTTCAGCAGCTGTTGACACCGCACTGATTCTGTCCTAAGATAAGGACACACCCCGAGCCGAGGTTCAATCACGCAGCCGAGCAGCCCGTGCTCGGTTCGGGGCCACATTCGTTTCAACAAAGAGAGCCAACCATGGCCAGAACCGCTTACGAGAGCTGGAACCCCACCGGCACTTCGCTCAACCTCATCGAGATCGCCAACCAGATCTGTGCCGACTACCGTGCACAGGGCTACGACCTGACGCTGCGGCAGCTCTTCTACCAGTTCGTCGCTCGCGACCACATCGCCAACAACCAGCGCAACTACAAGATGCTGGGCACGGTCATCGACAAGGCCCGCCGCGCCGGTCTGCTGGACTGGAACTACATCGTGGACCGCACCCGGTACCTCGCAGGCAACCCCACCTACGAAGACCCGGCAGCCATCATCGAGTCCGTCGTGGACAAGTTCTACATCGACCTGTGGGAGACACAGGACACCCGCGTCGAGGTGTGGGTGGAGAAGGAAGCCCTCGCAGGCGTCGTCCAGCGTGCCGCCCTCTCCCGGGGATGCAACTACTTCTCCTGCCGTGGCTACGTCTCCCAGTCGGAGATGCACGCCGCCGCCATGCGCCACCGCCGCTACGAGCGCAACGGGCAGGACGTGGTCGTCGTGCACCTCGGTGACCACGACCCCTCCGGCATCGACATGACCCGTGACATCCGGGACCGGCTCCAGCTCTTCGGTGCCAACACCGTGGTCAACCGGATCGCCCTGAACTACGACCAGATCGAGCAGTACGGCCCGCCGCCGAACCCGGCCAAGCTCACCGACTCCCGCGCCGAGGGCTACATCGAGCGCTTCGGAGACGACAGCTGGGAGCTGGACGCCCTCGACCCGCCGACCCTGAACGCACTGATCACCACAGAGATCGACACCTACATCGAGCAGGACACCTTCCAGCTGCGGCAGGACGAGCAGGAGGAGGGTCGTGACAAGCTCCGGCTGGTCTCCAGCCTGTGGGATGAGGTCTCCGACTTCGTCGAGGAGCGCTCCGCCGAGTAGTACCCAGCACGTTTCAGAAAACAAGGTCAACAAGGAGGTACCCACAATGGCTGTTCCCTACTACGTCCCGCCCGAACCCACTCCCAAGAAGCCGATGAGTGGTGGTGTCAAGATCGCCCTCGGAGTGGTGATCGCCTTCCTGCTCATCGGTGCGGGGTCCCTCATGGGCAAGCCCACCCCGGCTCCTGTCACCGCAGCGGTCACCGCACCTGCCAGCACAGCAGCTCCTGTCCAGCAGGCCACGGTGGTGTCTGAGAGCCCGGACGACAGGTTCGACGCTCTGATCCCGGTCCTCTCCAAGGAGATGCCGACGGCAGCCGAGATGACGTCCCTGCGTGCATTGGGCCACACCACGTGCAACTCCATCGACAAGGGCGTGACCAAGGACAAGCTGATCGCCGTCATGATCGGCCAGAGCATCAGCCCGTCATCCCGCACCGGGATGCTCATCATGGCAGCCATGGTGGCGGCCACTGGCACGTACTGCCCCCAGCACACGGGATTCTTCGCCGCCTAGTACCCAGAACGTTTCACAAAACAAGGTCAACATCAACAGGAGGAATATCGCAATGAACCACATCATCAAGGCCCTCACCTTGGGCACCACCGTCCTCGCGCTGGCCGGGCTCGGCCTCGCCACGGCCCCCCCGGCATCTGCCGATGAGGCCACTCCCATGGTCACCCTCGACTACTCGAAGGCGTGTGGCTCGATCACGTTGACGACCGTCAACAACGACGCCGTCAACCCGGGCTGGTACTACGGCCTGAAGGGCATGGTGGGCTCCGAGCGGGTCGTCAGCGCCGTCCAGAAGGGTCCCGGCACCAAGGTGACCACCAAGACGTTCGCCGAGGACTACAACGGCGGATCGGTCACGGTGGACGTGTCGGTGTACGCCGCCACCGAGCAGGATCTGCTGCCCGCAGCGTGGCCCAACCTGACAACGGTCGTCAGCGTGGTCGTGGACACCGACTGTCTCCCACCTGCACCGGTCAACCAGTGCACCGCAGGTGAGGGAGATCTCTCGACCAACCTTGTCCCGACGTGGGGCAATGTGGACACCCGTGCCAATGGGCACTACGAGTACGTCGCCGGTGGGTTGCACGTGTGGACCACGGACAACTCCTCGCTGGCCAAGGTGAGCCTCGGGCACGCCGCAGACTTCGACCTGAAGAACACTGGTGTGCTGGATCTCGACTGGACGGGTTCAACCCCGCCGCCCGGGATCAACCTCTTTGTGAACTTCGATGGCACCCACAAGGGCACACTGGTGTACGAGTCGGTCTACGGGCAGGACCTGTGGCTGACGAACGGTTCTGCACAGGAGGTCAAGGACAACGCACCGAGTACCACTGGCGGTAACGGGTCTACGTGGCACGGCACCATCAACGAGTGGCTGACGAAGTTCCCCACCGCGAAGGTGTATGGGTTCGCGTTCTCCCTCGGGAGTGGCGTCCTCGGTGACGGGATCATCAAGTCGGTCACGGTGAACTGCGCGAAGTACACCTTCGACGCGGCGATGGAGCCCACTCCGACCCCGACGCCCACTCCGACCCCGACGCCCACTCCGACGCCGACGCCCACTCCGACGCCGACGCCCACTCCGACGCCGACGCCCACTCCGACCCCGACGCCCACTCCGACGCCCGAGCCGGTCAAGGTGATCCACACCTATCAGGTGGACACCTACAGCAACCCGACCACCGGGCTCGCCAAGAAGGCTTCCGGCTACGACAACGATGGCAAGCTCAAGTGGGGCGAGGACAAGGCCCACTACGGTCACTCCCACTACCAGACCGTGAAGGTCACCGGCCTCGCGTCATGGACCTCTGCTCAGTGGCGGACGGCCATCAACAAGGCGACCACCGCGAAGGGTGTCGGTAACGTCACCACTTCCGCCCACAAGTCTGGCCTCAAGAAGGGCCAGAAGCTGACCGTGGCGTGGGAGATCCGGCACGGCTCGTGGACTCACCACAAGAAGGGTCAGCCGCAGGTGTTCTTCGCTCGCAGCTGACCGAGGAAGCAGTTTCAGGAAACAGTTGACACGCCCGCCTTGATGGCCTAAGCTAGAGACATCAAGGCGGGCACCCACCGCCTCCCAGAACGAAAGAGAGCCAGTCATGGCCAGAATCACCCGGGTCGCCAAGGCCCAGCAGCGCTTCAAGATGGTCCCCGTCATCGACGAGGCGACCGGCGAGCAGAAGGTCACGCCCGTCATGGTCAAGGGCCGCGACGGTGTGCTGGTGCAGAAGACCACGAAGACCGGCAAGCCCGTCACCATGAAGGTCACGGTCACCGACAAGTCCAAGCCACTGCCGCCCCGTAAGTGCGAGTCCTGCCGTGAGCCCATCGAGATCGGCACCCCGTACCAGCACGTCACGCCCAAGTCCGGCCCCTACGGCGGCACCACCCGGTACCGTCACCAGTCCTGCCCGACGTGGCAGCCGTGGGACCTCAGCAACAGCCTGTCCGCCCGCGTGGCACAGATCGTCTACGACGCCGAGCAGGAGGAGATCACCGCCGACTCCGAGACCGACGACGTCCAGCAGATCCTGAACGATGCGGCCACTGCGGTCGAGGAGCTGGCACAGGAGAAGGAAGACGCCGCCAACAACATCATCGACGGCTTCCAGCACTCCACGTCCATGAGCGACGAGCTGGAGGACGTCGCCTCTCAGCTGAGGGACTGGGCCAGCGAGCTGGAGGGCACGACGCTCACGGACAAGCCCGACGAGCCCTCCGACGGTGAGCCCGGCGAGGAGCCCGATGACGACACCGAGGAAGGCGACGAGCCCTCTCAGGAGTGGCGCGACTGGGAGCAGACCCGCGACGAGTGGGACGCCTACCAGACCGAGCTGGAGAGCTGGGTCGAGACGGTACAGAGCGAGGTCAGTGAGGCGCTGGGGGGCAGCCCCTTCTGACCTGAGAGGGTGGGGAGTGAGTCGGGGGGCAACCTCCCCGCCCGTACCGAGAGCACCGGCCTTGGGGTCCGGTGCTCTTGTTATTTCATGAAACGTGTACTAAGCTAGAGACATCAAGCGGTCAACCCAGCAAGGAGAATCATGAACCTCATCGACTACAGCGCCCCCGGGTGCATCTGCGCCCAGTCCGGCATGGGACGCCTCGCGGCCTGCAAGGTCCACGGTGAGCGCTCCGGCTTCGGGCCCATCAGCACCGAGCCCGAGTACCCGCAGGGTGTGGACGTGATCGAGGACTCCATCCGGCTCACCGGCATGGGCCACAAGCTCACCATGGGCAGGGACTTCTCCGACACCGGCTGGGTCATCGGGATCGACACGGGCAGGGGTACACCCAGCGCCGCGTGCAACATCCCCGACGAGCAGGCCCGCGTGCTGATCGAGCACCTCCAGAAGTTCACCCACTGAGTTTCTCGAAACGAGTTGACACGGCCACCGCCATGGCCTAAGCTAGAGACATCAAGCGGTCACCAGTCAGGAGAACATCATGAGCACCACCACCCGCACAGCGGCCCCGGCCAGCGAGCGCCAGCTGGGCTTCCTCCGCTCCCTGTACGCCGAGCGCGACATCACCGGCATCGACTCCCCCGACTGGGACACCGTCACCGCCAAGCAGGCACACAACCTGATCGACGTGCTGATCACCCGCCCCCGCATCGTCGCCGGATCCACCGTGGTGGTTGCCGAGGTCTCCCCGTTCCCCGCAGGCTTCTACGCCGTCTCCGTCCCCGGGGACGCACAGGAGCTGGCCTTCTTCGAGCTGGACATCCCCACCGAGGGACGCTGGGCAGGACGGGTCTTCCTGAGCCAGCTCGCCAGCGACAACCGGTGGCCCGTCAAGGGTGCCCGCCGCGCCACGGTCATGGCCCTGATCGCCGAGGACTACCGGGCAGCCGGTGCTCGCTTCGGACAGACCATTGGTCGCTGCTGCCGCTGCCACCGCACCCTCACCGACGAGCGCACCCGCGCCGCTGGCATCGGCGACGACTGCGCGGGGAAGTTCTGATGCCCAGCCCTCGCGCCTTCCGGGTGCTGATCGCTCTCGCCACCCTCGCAGTGGTCGCCCTGTTCTTCGCCAACCTCGCCCTTGGGAGCTTCTGATGCGCGACCTCTACATCATGCTGGCCGGTGTGCTCGTGGCCGTCATTCTCTTCCTCGTGGTCTTCATCGTTTCCGTCCTCGTGTGGGGAGAGATCCGGTGATCCTCCACCCCAGCAAGCTCCGCCTCGCCATCGAGTGTCTCGTGCTCTTCGGCGGGACCACCGCCTTCACCGTCATCACCGCCGCCGTCTCCAACGCCCTCCACTGAGTTTCAAGAAAGAGCACACCATGACCGCACCCGCATCCCACTTCGAGATCATCGACCTCCTGCACGGCTCCTGTGGCGACTGCCGCAAGTGCGCCGAGGACGCCGCCGTCAACGCCTCCG